CATTGGGAGACATACACTTTTCACCTTCATCAGCATCTGCTGTACGGAAATTTAGGCTATTGTATTGTTCTTCAGCTCTTGAGATTTTACGCATTATTTTATTCCTTTTCTCACTTGCTTATGCTGTTTACGGATTGTATTAATAGACTTTATATGATGTTTTTGTTCTAAGGTCTGGGTTGCGCCCTCGCCAGTTGCCTGGTGGGTCTCTTCTACCATGTCTAGATGCTTACAAAAATCACAGTCTGGGCCCACGCATGGGCCACTTTTTAGGTATTCAATGCCACTAGGGCCTACTGCAGCGGTTCTTGGACCCATACCCGTACGATAACGGTTAAGTTCTATCTGTTTCTTAAGGACTTCAGCAGTTGTAGTAGCATCGTCAAATGCAATGTGGCGACCTCTTGTTACTCCATAATGGTCGGCCAAAGATTCTAGGCTACGGCTACGGAATAAAGGATCTTCCCTTTTTCTACCGGCGCTTTCTGGGTCTACAGCATCTTCGTGTTGTTGAACATCAATCTGAAGCATTTTCTTTGGATCAAAACCACTTGTTTCCAATGGTAGCTTGGTGTACTTTTTATAGACACTACCTAGCATAGGGATATCATAACCTTGGAATTTGTTACGTGGACCAGCAACATGGTTAGCACCTATCATAACAAACCCTTGCTTTTGCAAATGTGCAAGAGTTTGAGCTGCTCTATTAGCACCTGCCATAGGGTCCATTGCTGGATCCATTTCATTACCATATTTATCTTTAGGACGCGTGCCATTTACACGACTGCTTTCTAAAGCTTCGTTTGACCATCCATGAGTTTCAAATGCTTTTTGTTCTACACGTGTTTCTGGAGATACAAGGAAGTGGTGGCTCTCATGCGGTACAAGCAAACCATTTCTATAAACAGCAATACCATACGACACTGGTTCATCGTTACGTGTATCTAAACCTGTTGTTTCCAAGTCAAACGATACAAACTTATCTGGTAGATGAAAATGTTTACGGTCTTTTGGATTTATAAGGAACTCGTTACCCTCAAAAGATTGGTTAGCTGTTTTAGAATTAAACATCATTCTTCCTCGTACTTATCTTGCCTGTAAGCACTTGGGTAGCGATGGCTACTAGCAATGTTTGCTACAGCGTCTATCTTCCTGCTGTTTATAGCAAACTCTTCAGGAGTGGTAGCATAAAGATTCTTTAAACGTAGATGTTCCATTAATTTATTACAATATTTAGCATGATCATCAGCAGATAGAAGACGTTTAACATCAAACTTATCGTTAGGATCATTAACATAATCTTTGAATTCTGGTTGAAGTTTTGCGCATTCGCTTAATAAGAACTCATGTGCTCTACGCTTGGAAGGAGACGACATGATAGGATGAAGTTTCATTGAAAGATGGTGACCAAACAATTCTCTTACAATACCATTGTAAATGTGATCCGGCATTAATTGTGCATTTTGTTCAAGTGTGTCAGTGTTGTCACGAACCCAATCTTTATTTTCATTGATTGCATCATTGTAAAAATTAGTTTTATATGACAATGCTTTATCAACAGCTTTAAGGTGGCTTGGTTCATTTAACCTAGCAGCTTCATAGTCTTCAATAAAAGCTCCACTTTGCATAGCATCTTTTATTTCTTGGTGAGTAGCACCCATAGAACGTAAACGTTTGTGTGTAGCTTTATCAAAAGTATCTGGATCTATATCAAGACCTTTGATTTCTGCATGCTCTTCTGGACTAATCTCTATATCATTAGAATTGAATGACATTGGATTAACTTCTTGTAGAGCTGATCTCTTCCTTAATGCATTCAATGTATCTTCATGTGATAACATAGTATCACCTGATTTTTTTGCATTAGCGTAATCATGAAAATCTGTTACGCCATTATTCCAGGCATCTTTCAATTCATCATGGGTAGCGCCCAAACCTCTGCTTCTCGCATAACCATGAAGATGTCGGTCAACAGGAACATTAGTTATTGGAACGTTTCTCCAAGTACCAGTTTCTGGATTCTTACGAGGTCTATCGCCATATATATTTGATGGACCCCACTGTGTAATGAAAGACTTGGCACCAGTACCTTTATTCCAACTGTGTGCATCTAGAATTTCTTCACGAGTAGCACCAGATTGTTTAGCATAAGTAAAATCAGATGGCCCAATACCCGCAGCGTTTATAGCTGCCGTATCTTCATCGGATATACCAACAGTTGGTTCATCCTCATATGAAGAATAGCGTGTATTGAATATTGCAGCCATATAAATTACATACCTGGTAGAATTAACTTATTGCTCATGCCCAATGACTTACGCTTTTGTTCGTAGTAAAGGTCAGCAACGCCAGCACCAGTTTCATAACGATTTTGTTCTGGGTTAAATACTGAGCCATCTACACGGCCTACGATAGTAATAGTTGGAGGAGAAGGTTCCGTCATAATACCAGGCATTACCCAGTCAACGACTACTTGAAAACCTAGAGCATGGAACTTCTCGTCTGCTTCACTACGTAGTGATGTTAGGTTGGCAAAGCTACCCTTACGGTTACCGTACTTGTATTGTAGTTCTTGAAGTAGTTGCCATACTCCCATAAGTTCAGACTCCATTAATTCAATGGGTTCTTCCTTACCGAGTGCTTCTTCTTCTGCCTTTTGCTGTGCAAGATAAGCATTGACCTGAGCAATTTGTTCAGGTGTTTGCTTTACATCTTCTGGTCTAATACCTTGCAGATCATTAGGGTTAGTGGTCATGGTCTTCTTTCTTTTATTTATTAATCGTCGTAAGCAGAACTAGCGGACTGTTCTCTTCTACGATCATCACGGTTCTTTTTACATTCTGTTTCATCTGTGCATTTCTTCCCACACTTTTCACAGACTTTTTTATTAGAAGCTAGCATCTCAATTTGAGCCTTAGCATCCCTAATCTGTTTCATTGATTTCATCATATCATATTGGTCATTGACATGCTGTTTAATTTCTTTGCGATCATTTAACTTAGTTTTTAGATCTCTTACCTTGTCTTGTGCGACAGAAAGACCCATGAGACCAAGCTGCTTAGCGTTGTCTGTAACCTCTTGTTTAATAACATCCCTATTCTTCAAAACATCCTTACCAAACTGGATAGTTTTGGTAACAGCTCTACCAACTTCAGTGATTGGATCTGGAGCCCCACTCAATGGGTCATCATTCTTAGCGGCAAGGTGTGACTTATCTTCTAGAATACCTGAGTCTTGGATGCTTTTCCATGATTCATGGTTAGCTCTCTCTTCATCAGAACGACTATCAGTGTTATTAGCCCAGTCTTTGTACTTGTTAAGTAGATGCCTACCTACAAGACCACTACCAATGCCTTCAGCCAATAACTTTACAGTGGCAGTGCCTTTAGCACCTTGATCAACGTTCTGACGAGCATCGTTAAATTGATGTACAAGACCACGTACAACGTGTTCTGCCACCGCAGGGATAACTGATGGGTCAAAAGTTGCTTCTTTTTTGTTGTTTGAATTAAACATAATTGTTTCCTTGCTTGCTTGGATCTTTCGATTCTTGGGGTCGAGACTTCTAATTCTTTCTTCTTCTAGTTTATTTACATGGAGAGCGTGATCTCTTTTTAGAGCATCAAGCTGAGCATCTCTGCCCGTAGCCCATGGATATGCTATTTGTAGAGCACTACCCAAAGATTCATCATAAGATTCATCTTTCCATTTTTTATACTGCTTAGATCCTCTAACATCTGGCATAATACCAGTTTGTTGGAATAACCATCTTTCATGACGAGGCAATTCAGTTACAGGACCAACACGGAGAGCTGGATCTTTTATTTCTGGTGCCTGACCAGTATTAACAGGGTTATCGTAAAGTTTTGAACGAACGTCTTCACCTGGTGTACGTATTTGTTCTGCACGTGGGCTACGTTCACGCATATAATACCCACCAGAATTATATGGTTTATAAAGAGCATCTAGCTTAGGTCTTGATGGGTAACCTACGAAGTCAGCACCTGGTGCTCTAAATACTGTAGGCGCTTCAGGTTCAGCGATTGATCTAAGACTCGTTGACGTTGATGGAGGTTCATCGCCATAGTATCTTTTACTTGCATCACCGCCAAAATCTTGTACAGTCATGCCTCTTGGTGCTTCAAGCTCTTGTCGTGGTGTTGGTTCTTGAATATCCCAACCACCTTTAAACCTATCAGGGACTGGACGTTTAAATATAAGACCGGAACTTTCGCCGCGCTTCTTTGCTTCTTCAGCTATCCTATTTATTTCTGCTTCACCATTGCCTTCAGATCTTAATAGTTCTTCTAGGCGATCTTCAGTAAGGTCATTCCTTTTTTTGTTACCTTTTTCATAAACGTAAGGATTCGGTGGAGTTTCGTTCTTTTTTAAACCCCATCCACTAGGAAGATTTTGAACAACTGATTTGTAAAAGTTTCTAATAAACCCTTTGCTGGTTTCATCATTTCGTACAGGTACTTTACCTCTTCCAAAATCAAAGAGTGATTCACCATGTTCGCTAGATAAGTGTTTGTTCCAATTACCTATTGCATCATGAGCCATAGCCAAAGATTCACTGCCCCTGGCCTTCTCAAGATTACCATTAGCATGGTTTTCTATAGTGTCAGAAAGTATTTCTTCTGATGACTTACCGAGATCTTCTGGCTTTGTACCAGTTGTCATCATTGCAATGTTTTCTGTCTCATTCTTGTGCTTAGAAATATGTGCTTTGATAGAGCTTAAATACTGCTTACAAACACCACAATCGTCGTTATCATATGTTGGTGGCACAGCAGCAGCAGCCTGAGCCTGTTGTGCAATGCCTTGCGTTGTTTTAAACTTAGCGCCTAAGCTACCTGACGGGATACCCATGATTTCTTCAGGAGTGTGACCTGAGTTGTAAATGTGCATGGCAAGGTGATTAGTAAATTCAGTTTTTGGATCATCAAGCGGTTCTGTTCTTCTTAGCTTGCTAATTTTTTCTGTTACGTTTGTTAATCTTTGTGCATCGTCTGGTTCACCAATTAAATCAAGAAGCTTTTGAGTAACATTATGGTGGAATGCTTGACGACCACCCTCAGTTGGCACACCAAGAACATCGGCGCAATTGCATGCTTCCGGCGATGCTAATTCAGTTTCATTTGGCGTACGCTTATCATTGTGAAAAAACTTTGCGTCAGTCAATGTTGATGAGAATGGGTTTACTTCAACGGTTGCGTCAGATTGAGCACCTTGCTTTTTTCTGGAGAATACTTCACTAAGTTTCATTAAGCAACACTCGTATCTTTCCCATGGTCATCGCCCATGTAATCACGGTGAATAGAGCCACCTTGTCTATTGCTGTTGTCATAATCAGCCTGTAGAGAACTTGTAAATTTATTTGCTATAGAACGAAGAGATGTAGCCAATTGAGCGTGCTCGCCTCTATCATTTTTATAGTTGACATCACCAGCAGAGACACGATCATTACCTCTAGAGTCAAGGTGGCAAGCCCAGCTATTTAGCGTAGTGATAAGATTCTTTACATGTAGGTTGCGCATACCGTTACCTATCATTTTATCTGGGCTAAGAATTCCTCTTAATGATTCCAATGCAAGTTCTTGATGCTTCTTACATGGATCGCAGCTAAAACATTCGTCATTTGCGCAGTGTTGTAGGCTATCTTCGTTTATTCTTGGGATTCTCATTGCTTCGTAACCTTGTCGAGGTTGCTTACGTTGCAAAAATTGAGTATCTGTTTCTTTTGTTGGATCATATCTAAGAGAGAAACAATCTGGTGGTGATAGAACTTGTCCTTGGCGATCAATCTGTTGATGAGAAACTAAATTAACAAGCTCAGGCAAAGATTTATTAAAGTGTCTAGAGAATTCTGGAGAATGACTAAAATGATGCAATTCACCATCATAATTATGATCTAACACAGGGTATCCACCGGCACCCATGTCTTTTACTTTTTCTGCGTTCTTCAATAAGTTCTTATAGAGAAAAGACATGTTCCATGAAGACGTGTTCCTAGCAAAAGAAGAAGAAACACTTTCATGCATATCACGGTATTTCTTCTCAAGCTTACCTATCTCATTTTGGCTTGACATTATTTCTTCGCGCCTCTTCTTTTAGCACCGTAAGGTTCACCAGATGGATTCATGTCATCACATGACCCACTCAAGCATACAAATGCAATGCCTGGATGATATGGATCGATTTCTCTTAGTTTTTTTAATCTTTTACCTGTAATTGATATTTCACGAACAGTTTTAGGTGCCACCGATTGGCCACACCTGTCGCATTGTACTTGGCGTATTATACCAGGGTTTATCGCGCTTGTTATACTCCAAACGGTTGGATGCCCAGTTGATTTTTTGTCAAGACGTTCTGAAGAGCTACTCAAGCCAACAACTGCTTCACCAGCGGATTGATTTCTTGATCTACTTTCTTCATCTCTAGCATTTTCACTAGAAGGTATCATTTTACTTTGAATATCAGGATTTTTGCTATCTGGTGCTTCCATCTTAGCAATAGGGTCTATAGAACCGTATATATATGGCCTACCAAAGGTGGACTTTTTAGGTACTACTGTTAGTTCCAGGTCTTCTGGTGTATCATTAGCCATAAATGCCCCTATAAGTTACAGTATCTGTAGCGTTTTAAAGCATTTTTTACATTAAAACATAGATTTTTGGGTAGTTTATGCACATACCCAGGTGCGATTCTGTGTCTACGGGACGATCAGATTTCTAGACTGTGTTGACAGTTATTACAACGGTGTCCGCCAAGGTCACGGATAGCATTACCACCAAGAACCTGTAGCTTTTCCAGTTGATTAGAACCTTCAATGCCATCAGCATGCTGGAAGCTAGTGATTAGGTTAACAATGTCGTAGTAAGAGTCATTGGTTAGGCTAGAAGCGGCCTCCATGATGCTACTTTCAAGCTTAGAGTTGATACCATTTTCCTTGGCAAGACGGTGAATCAACTGTTCAGGATTAGTACTCTTGATAGTAGTCATCTTCTTCCAGTTGTTTAAGTAATCAGGGATAGTACTGTCAAGTGCTAGGTTGGTCAAAAGCTTCATGTTTTCAATAATTTCGCTATTGCTTTGTCCAGTTACGCGCACCTTGTCATACTCACTTAGAGCAACCATACCGTTAGAACATACTAGACGCTCCATGTATACACTGACCGTGGGTACTTCACCAAAGAGTGAACTAACGTACACGCCGCCTTGAGTTCTATCCCCTGGTCGTGCATCTACGTATAGTTCTGGTGTGTGAATGAAGGCTTGAAAACCATTTACTAAAGAAAACTTGCTAACGTTATCGGTAGGCTTGAACACAGTACTAATCATCTCTGCAACTTTGTTCTGCATAATCAATGGCTTATTAGAGTTATGGATACCAAGCATAATGTTATTGTTAAGAGTAATGTTTACTTCCTTGTTACTCTCTTGCTCAAGGAAGTGATTGATTAGATCTTCACGCATTTTCGGCGGTAGTTTCATAGCTAACTTAGATGGTACACCTAAGTGCTTTGATAGATTATCAAATCCATCTGTTGCAGTTCCTACATCATAACTGTAGCCATTGTGTTTATCTGTGAGCAGTTGCCCACCTGCTTCACTGTATGTAAAATCAGCTAGAACTACTGAATCGTATGAGTTCTTGTACCTCATTGTCTCATCGATCATTTCTTGCACTGTAAACATTATGTCCTCTCTTAAAAATCTTCTTCTAAATCTTCATCAATGTAGTCTATATCATCTTCTGCGCCAGGCAGTGCTGCTGTTGCAGGTTTCTTCTTTTTATCAACAGATTGATACTCTTCAATCCTACGAAACAATGCTTCCTTCATGTCAGCTGGTAGCACTTCACGGATAGCAGTCAAGATCATGTCAAGTTGATTAATAAGCTCTTCTGGACGATACTCTTCGTTGGCTTGTTTCTCTAGGCTTCGTAGCATTTCCATAGCAGCCATAGTTTGTGTTAACGTTGGCCTGTTATAACCACTGGCTAGGTCTTCCCAACCTTTAGCAACAATAACTTCGTAAAACGCTTCAGCGGTTAGTAATCTTTCGCTAGTGTCAAGAATGCTAAGGTTCTTTTCTTTAGCACGACGTTCAACAATATCACGAACGATAGCTTTTTCAAAAGGCAAGTGTCTCTTTTGGTGATTGCGAATATTCTCATAATTAATACGATCGTCACCCTCAACACCTAGCTTATCTTGGATAGGTTGAATGGCTTGAAGTACTTCTTTATATGGCTTTGGGAACAAAAGCAATGAATCAATGATGTTTTTTAAATCATCACTAGTGTTACAAATTTTGCATTGTGGTGAATATTTATACAGGTATAATTCACCATCAATTTCTTCACTTAACAACTCCTGAGTAGTCGGAGTCATCTTTACTAGTTCTTTATATTCTTTAGTTCTTCTGTCCATCATCACCCTTAGGTTTACGGTCTTCTGGTTTTATGTGGTTTTCACCGGTTTGAAGAGTATTCTTATCGATATGAACACGACGGAATACACCTTGTCTTGGTGGTAAATCATCCCATCCACCAATTAACTTGCTTTGTACTTCTCTTCTTCTACGACGTTCTAGTTGATACTCGCTGAGGAATCCCCAGTCTCTAGTAGCATCACGCCCAGCTTCTTCACGAAGATCTAGTAGAATACGATGACCAAACCAATCAAGCCTTGCACCCATATTCATTTCATCCCAATTCTGTGGGAGTCGTTCTTTATATTGTTCTTCTAGGATAGCGTATTGTTCGTAAGAAGACTTTAGTCTATCTCCGATTTCCACACTGTCTCGCATAATGTCTTCAGAGCTTTCCTCTTGTACATCCCCACTTGACTGCTCCACTTCGTGAAGCCCATTATCCTCGCTACTTCTACTTCTTTTCGATTTTCCAAACATGATAGTACGACAGCTTGCTTCTGGCGAGGAGGCAAGCGATCTATTCCTTTCAAAATATCATAGATGTTAACGGTAACTCCGTTATCAAGTTGTAATTCTGGGTTACCACTTGCTCTGTATACTTCGTACCATTCCCAATAGTTATTCAAAAGTCGTTCAAGAATTTGCCATGTCATCTTTCCTCTGATGACTTCTTGTTTACGACTTTTTCTTGGGGCAGTATTGTCAGTCACTTTATCCTCTTCGATAAATTTGATTTTGGATGTGACGCTGTGTAGCTTTGAGACTTTGTACCTTGTCGTTGATAATACGCCAAGCAGCATATTGAACAAAATAAAAATAACGATCATCTCTCGTCTCTAAACGAGCACGAGCAGTAAGATCATTTGTTGTACCACTCACTGGCTTGCGATAAGCATCCCAGTATTTATCATCTAACATATAATAGCTAAACTGAGCTTTAAGATATCTGCGAGTAACTTCTTCTTCAATTGCTACAATAGCGCTCTGAAGATTTAAAAATAAACGATCTGCTTCTGCATCATTCAAATATGCATCAGTATTAAATCTAGCAATAATGACTTCTGCAGGATGAATATATTCATGAAGGAACTGCTCTACAATAAGTTCTATACTGTCTAGCATATCTTTTTCGTCTGGCTTGCCTTCCCAATTAAAAGCACGGACAGCGAATTCATGTAGCTCATTGAACTTGTCATCATGGTTCATACCAAGCTCTGGCTCAGTAAGACCACTCAAACCTTTGCGTAGTGGTTTATTGGTACTCATCTACGCAAATTTATCACTAAAATACCTTATTTGTAAAGGTTAATCAATGATTATTTTGATAAAAAGAATAAAGATCTATCCATTGTTCTAACGTCATAACAACATATGCTTCTTTAGCACTCTTGTTACGTCGTTTAATGATGCTAATACCAAATCGTTTCTTAGCATTCTTTTGTTCAACCAATGCTTCATCCATAATTGAGGCTAGGGTGATCTTTGCTACATTTTTGCATTCAACGGCTGTATCTTTAACACCATTGATATCACCTTTGTCAAGGGTGGCTCCAGCACCATAACGTCGTTCCACTTCTAGGTAGCCACGTTCGTTAAAGTATTTAGCTACATCTCTTTCCCATTGAGAGCCTTTAGCCTTCTGTGGCGAAGTCATCAGCCACGCAACTTAAAAGCTTCAGCCTTATAATCATGTACTAATCGAATACCACAGTCAGGGCAAAAGATATTCTTATAAGGTTCTTCTTTAGCTTCACCATCAAGGTTGGTAAATTTATTAATGTGTTTACATTCAATCATTATTTATTCCAATAGCTACATATCTTACGTGCGGGACAACCGAGAAAAGTCTCATCAGTGGGACCATTGCAACAATGCTTAAGTCCAGAGTTATCATTCTTACCGATAGCAACTCTCACTCTATCCCATTTATCATATAGTTTGTCAAGCTCATCTTGATCTTTCATCACTTCAATCGTTTTGATTTTATGAGGATAAGATTTTTGAATAAATAACAATGCCATGCGGTCAGGAGCACCAGGGCAATTATCCTGATAGGTTCTTAGCTGCATTTGGTATTGATAGCTAGCTTCTTTAGGTAATTGATTACAACTTTTTATATCTACTAAGAATTGTTCTCCATCTGGAGTTCGTAGTTTCAAGATATCTACTGCGCCAGCGCACATTCTTTCTTCGTTTTTGAACTTTACTTCTACTTCTTCCATAGTCGTAAAACCTAAATGGATTAACATGCTCTGAATAATACTGTGAAAAGCTGAACCCACTTGAAAGGTCATTTGCAGTGTTGGACTTATTCTTTCTTCTTGACATTGTAACCTCAATTCTGGATGGAATTTATAATATAATTGCAACTCACCAGCTGTTACGTCTGATGAGGGGTGATACATGTTATCAAACTTACGTTCTTTATTAAATACCTTTACAGGGTATTCTTCAGGCCAATCAGCATGAAGCAAAGCTTCCTCAATATGAGGAGTAATTGGTTCATTGTTTTGGTATGTTGCTAGAGTGCGCTCTAGGAAACTCATTCTTTGTCTTTCTTCCAGTTTAGATANTTNCTAATNTATGCACCCATATATAGAGCAGAGGCAAAAATAAAACCATATTGTTTTGTATGTAAAGCATAGGCTACCCAAAGNCATTCATTCAAGAATAAGATAACCCATCCATAGATATTTTTACTACCTATNGTAAANACACCGAAGCCTCCGACGACTGCCAGTATCCATGACCACATTATTCTTTTTCTTTCAATCTTAAATAGTCTTCGTATAATTCAAGAAAATCATCTTTATCCATTACTATTAGATCAAGTTCGACCGGTAGAGTCTCAGCAGTGTTTTCTCGTTCACCCCACTCAGTCATTTCAATAGTAGGGCCATACAAACGTACAGCGAGCACTGGTCGACTAAGCCAACTTTTATTTTGAGCGTGACTCTTAACAGTATTCCAAATAGTTTTAGTAATAGAAAAACTAGAACTTTGTGTGCTCTTGCATTCAATCATAAACTCTATCTTTTGATGTTCTTGTGTTTGAAGGTCTGCCTTCTCCCACTTAGCACCTGAACCAATAGTTCTCTTGGCCATTGGCCATTGTTCTTCTAGCTCACGCTCTTGACGTTGGCTAAATTTCTGTTGGAACTTCCCCATTTTCACTTTCTAATTCATTAATCCATCCAAGTACAATATGGTAAGTATCATAACGCCCTCTATCGTAACTGTGGTATGTGTTATCAGCACCTGTCTCCATAAAACCTTCAAGATTTTTTAGAGCTTCAACTATTAATTGTTTGACTGGTTTCATTGTTTTCCTCCGCAGGTTCGGCTGCTTAGTTTTATTCTTCAAACGTTGGTTTTATTGTGTTATATTGAATAGCAAATTGATTTTGCCTTGGATCGCACCAAGTATCATTGGTCTCATCATGCACCCACCAAACATTACCAACGTGCACTTTTTTCTTACAACGTTCACAAATCATGAATCTATTTCACCACATTTACTGCATACTTGGGATAGGTCTGTTCTTAAATTGAGGCAGGTTGGGCATCTATATTCATCCATAGCATTGTATAATGCATAATTACAAAATTCTTCAAGATCCATACCGTACATTGATGCTGCTGTTTTAATTTTTTCTGTTGCAGCATCATCTAATTCAATTTCAAACGATACCCAATTTGTTTTATCCTTAGCACGGAATTCTGTTAACCATGATTGTGGATCTATCATTCTGCTACGCTCCTTAAAAAACATTCTGGATTATTTGCTAAATCAGCATCATCATGAACCCAATAAATATTGTTTCCTTCAGTGATAAGCCGAAGATCTTCATTGCATTCAGGACACTTATTATATCCCATTATAGCCTACCACTCCAAAAAACACCAATTGCAAAAACAAATAATGAGATTAACAATATTGAATTTAAAATAACACGCATGAATTAACCTTTATTATTTTCTTCTCTAAATAATACCAGAGCAATAATTGTATAAGTTGCTAGATCAAGCAAAGAATCTTCAATACTTTCATTGACTAAATTTTGGCCACGAGCTGCTGCTTGGAGCCGTTTAATCTTGTCCGTTCCTCTAGTCATACAGCCTATCCAACCTGGGATACCCCACTCTTCGCTTGCTCTTACATTTGCGAATGGGTCACCTTTTTTCCCATAGTCCGCTTGCTTTTTATCATGCATAGATTGTATTTCTTTAAGAATCTGTTGGAATGGAGTTAAATGGTCATGGTCATCTAAAGGAACATCATCAGCAAATTTTATTTTTTCATCATACCAATAATTATTATTTGGTTTTTCCATTATTCTTCTTCCATTGGTTCGGCTACCCATTGTTCAAATGGATGACATTTTATAGTGTAATCAAGAAATTGATGAACCCACTCACCATTAGCACCTTGAAGAATTTCTTTACGTTCTCCATTTTTACGATAGCAATTTTTGCATAATGCTTTTTTAGGTACGTAATCAGCCATTTTTATTCCTAGATATCAAAACCATACCAATAGTCATGATAAGGGTATCAATTATCATAACCCATGAATTCATGATTTAGTTTCCCAATCTGGTTCAGCTTTGTGAGGTCCATGAGGGCTTGTGTGAACCCACTGATCATCATCACCTAATCTATCCCAATCGGTAGCATCGGAGCTATATTTTACGATTGGCATACCACAGTGTTTACATTCGGTCATTTTCTTTTTTATCCTCTGGAGTAAAATATTCTACAGCAGCTTTTATTTCTTTGCAAGTATGACTAATAAAATCAACAGCTCTATGGAAATTAACATTACAAACGTGACAAAAATGCTTAATCGTCATTTATTACTCCAAATTTCCATATTGGATCACCGACTACAGTAACCTTACCATCAACAATATAAAAAGGTTTACCATTGATTAGAATACCAGCCAGGTCATCTGGCCAACCCTCAGGATCAATCTCAATAGATACGCCTTCATTTTCTTCATTAGACTTCTGGGTCATTGACATCCTCACTATCTACAGTTAATGGACGACCAAAGAATTCATCTTCGTCTACAACAGCAACGCCTGATCCTTTTTTAACAGCAGCAATAATTTCTGCTTCAAATTCTTCAGACTTACCACTAGACCAAATCTGTTCAAAGAATGCATCGCGACCTTGTGCCTTGATATCTCTCCATGTAAACCATGCACCACCTCTTTGAGCTACGCCAAGAAGAATGCCCATACGAGCAAGATCACGTCTAGTATCAATACCAGGGTGGTCTAGGAACACGTTAGGTTGGTTATAGAAGTCAGTCCAACCTTCACGAAATGGAGGGCCGTAACTGTTTTTTACTGTTTTCATAACAACAGGGAACCCAACTTGTACGTTCTCACCATTGATCTTATCAAAATATTTATCGCTACCAGGACGCAAGTAGATGCGAACTGACATTGCATGCTTAACTGCATGACCACCGGGAGTCATAGGACGGTTGTATCCATCCATGTCTGCACGTAATTGATTTAGATAGAAACAAGTTACACCATAAAGGTTTGCCAGTGGAGCAACAGTCTGAACATTACGTTTCATAACTGCAGCGTTACCACCCATTTTGTCATTCTTATCAGTCAATTGTTGCATACTATGCTTAGTGGCTGCAGCACCAATGGAATCCCATACAACTGCACAGACTTCTTTGGACTTAATCAAACTAACCATCATGTCAGTGCCAGTCTCAGCATCTGGTGGTTGCACCACAATAAGACTTTCGTCAACCTTAAGACCAAGCTTCTCAGCCCATTCAGGATTAAAACGGTGTTCTAAGTCGATATAAGCGACCATCTTTTCACCGTTGTAGTAATCGTAACAGTCTTTCAATGCAAGAAGAGCAAAAGAACTCTTACCGCTATGTTCCTTACCGAATAGTTCAATCATCTTGCCCTCAGGCCATCCACCAACAGCAAGAAGATAAGCGAGTGCAGGAGTAAAACATGGAATAGCATTGATCTTTTCAATGTTGTTACCACGCAGAACAATAGGTTTGTTACTACCCTCAGGTGTAAATTTATTCAAATCAGCAATAAGCTTGTCGATGCCATCTCTTGTTCTAGCCATAGTAATACTCCAAGTGTCGTTGTATAAAATCTTCTACATCAATGTTATCTCTTGCAGCTTGTTTTTGCAAGGCTTCATACAAGTTCTTATCTAAATCAATCAATAACTGTATCATTATGCTCCTATCGGCCAGACGTATTCAAGATCATCTGGTACATCTGTAAAATATTGTGAATAGTGTTCTGGAAACTTACGTAGAAGATTACTTTGATGTGATTTATGAAATTCTACGTCACCTAACCATTCTGGTTTGGTTATGCCAATAGGATAACCAGCAAGTAAATCTATGGATTTTTCAAGACATGTATCTTTATAACCACGACTAGTCCATTCATTACAAATGGCTTCTTGGTATTTAAGAAGAGTGTATTCGTGACCACGCCACATCTTTACTGCTGGGTGGTTTTGCCAACCATATCCAGGAGTGATTAATGCTTTGATTACTTGTAGGTTCTCTACACGTTGTTTGCCTAAGCGTTGACGATCAAGCACAGAAGCAGATTTAGCGAAGTCTTCATATGGTAGGAATGTTTGCATTATTTAGATTGTACAGCTTCGTATTCTTCTTCTGTGGCAAATTTAAAACAACATCCATCACAGTTATGAGTACCATCATCTACGCCATTGATAATAGAAATATCATCAGGGTCTGGGTGGCCAATGTTATGAGTGCATCTACGTTCCATAATGCCACGATCGAATCGATAAAATTGTGGAAAACTACGCATATGGTGATTACTACGCATATGGATGGTACACACTTCTCCTAAACATTGATCTTCTTCATGCGTACGGAGGCTAATGTGACTATGCTCTAACTCATTGTATTTCATACTCTTCTTCCCCTAGTGTTTCATAAATCATAGTAGCTACTGCTTGCAAAACAAAATCATCAGGTGACAACCCTGACTTTCTAAGAGCTTTACCATAACGGATCAAAGCTACTGGACCTAATTTGAGGTTTGTATTGATAACGATTTCATTCATTCTTTTTCGTCTGCTTCTTCCCATTGTGTATTCAAATTCTTATTACTAGGACAGCGATGAGTTACCTCACGAGCTAGTGCTTGAATAACTTGCTTACATTTTGGGCAACGCCATGATTTTAATTGTGTCATTGTGTTTCCTTTCTTACTTAATTCAAAGATATCATGCTGACTTTAATAAGTCAAGACGAAATAAATTCTTAAGGCTTAGGCCATCTTTGAGCTTTTCTACTTCCACCAAGACCGGCGTACCGATTTCAAGGCTTTCTTTGATCCTTGCGTAGGTGCTTGGGAAGGCCACGATTTGAATGCTTTCATCTTTCGGAGAGCTCTCTTCATCTTCCTCTTCAAGTAATCCATCCTCATCAAAATTATTAATAGGTAATTCTATCCATACTTGGCACATTTCTGCACCAGGACTTTTGCCCTTCTTGGTTATTAATAGCTTAACCTGGGTTACCATGCCACCAATCATAGCCTTTTCGCCTTGGAACATACGTTTTTCACCAGGAAAGTTCTGTTCTTCTTCAATCAGATTAATATAATCAGCAAGAGGATCAATGCTAACCATTGTACCCAAGAGTTCCTGCTCATGGTGACCTCTGGCATTAATGTTTTCCTCATTCTCAGCGTAACATTCAAAAGTGCTAAGGCGACCAGCACAATGGATACAAGCCTCATTGCAATTATCATCTAATTTTTTGAACTCTTTCCTTGTCTTTAGGTATTCATATAGTGCTTGCTTAGTACTACCACATAAGCTATCAAATACACCACATTTAATCATTGATATTACGGCACGCTTATTGACTTTTCTAGTTGGTACACGTGCAAGGAAATCTTCCATGCTTTTATATGGCCCTAGCTTCTGAAGTTCTTCTGCAGCATTGGCAACATATTTAACACTGCTAAGCCCATAACGGATTACACCAGCAGATGTAAGTGTAAAGTTGCCTTCACTTTCGTTAATGTCTGGACCAAGTACTTGAATACCCAATCTACGTGCTTCTCTAGTGTAAATCACACTATCTGAAGGATTAGTGCGGAAAAGAGCAGTCATATATTCACGTGGATAATAGTATTTCATCCATGCAGTCCAGTAAGAAAGCATACTGTAGCCGTATCCGTGACTTTTGTTAAAACCATACATACCAAATGCACGCATGTCATCAAAAATAGATTCTGCAGTTCTTTTATCAATACCACTTTCAATACATTTCTGCACAAAAGTTTCTGCTTCTTCTTTCATATCCTCATAGTTAGACTTAGCAACAGCTTTACGAACACGATCAGTTTCAACAATTGTATAACCTGCTAATTCTACGCAAGTCTCCATAATTTGTTCCTGGTAAACAAAACTACCATAAGAAACACCAAGGATCTTTTCAAGCTTTGGGTGTTTGTAAGTAACCTTACGTTTACCCTCACGCTTTTGCATATACATCTCAAGCAAGTTAAGACCAGTCTCTGCATCAAATGAACGTGTAATACCTGGGCGATAGATGGCAATCATTGTGCATAAGTCTTCGATGCTACGTGGCAAGAAACGCTTTACAAGAGACCTAAGGCTACCTGTTTCAATCTGGAATAGACCAATGTTATTACCTGTGCCGACACTATCCCATACTGCAGGGTCATCGTAGTACTTTTCCCATTCATGATTCCAATCATAAAAATGTTTAAACGGGAGTACACCATCGTTATTAGTCTTGATTAATTCCAATGCAGCCATCAAAGTACTTAGAGTGCGAAGTCCAAGCAAGTCGATCTTTACAAAACCAAGCTCATCGACTTCATTCATATCAAATTGTGTACGAATATCATCATTCTGTGGACTGTAACGCAATGGCATTGCACCAAGTAGAGTCTCTTTGCTAATCAAAATACCAGCAGCGTGCGCACTGGTGTGGCGAATGTGATTAACGAACTCAGGCAAGTTATCAAATAGCTTAGAATACTTAGTTCTCCACGGTGAATACTCTTTAGCATATTGCTTCTCAACATCTTCCCATGTAGCACCACGGTTCTTGATGTTCCAGTCATCATCGATGATATCAATCATTTTCTGAGTATCATCCTTATTAATATCAAGACCACGACAAATATCACGGAGTGCCTGTTTCGGACCCAGTGTATTTAAAGTTCCAATGCTTGCAATATTATTCCTACCGTACTTATTTTCTAGGTACTCACGAACAAGATGACGTTCATTCTTTGGCATGTCAATATCAATATCGGGCATGCTTACACGTTCAGGATTAAGGAAACGTTCAAAAATAAGACCAGATGGCATTGGGTCTACGGTAGTAATGCCCATAACGTAAGCAAGAAGAGAACCACCAACTGACCCGCGACTAGGACCAACGAGGAAACCATTCTTTTTACTCCAATCAATAATGTCATGCACTGTTAAGAAATAACCTGGGAAGCCACGTGTAACAATAACTTCAAGTTCATACTCCATGCGTTCACGGTACTTAGGAATTAATTCTTCGTCTACGTGACCAACAATTTTGTTGGCAAAACCTTCTTCGATAACTTCACGAATCTTACGTTCATCCATAGCAGAAGATGAATAGAATACAGGCATCTTACGAGAACCTGGGACACGAGCATCACACATCTGTGCTATCTCATTAGTACGGTTGATAGCTTGATCAACCAATGATTCTGGCAAGTAACTCAAACGACTTCGGGTTTCTTCTTCAGAAAAAATACATAGCTGGTTTGGACCATAAGAGAAACGGTTAGGGTCGTTGATAGTCTTACCCATTTGAATTGCAGTCATTAGTTCGTGAGCAAACCATTGCTCAGGCTCAGCATAATGAGAGTCACTAACAGCCAAGAGAGGAACACTAAAGTCCACTGCCGCTTCAGCTACACGTAGGTTCCATTCATTACTTTCAGGGTCAAGATATGTATGTAGTTCCAAGTGAAAACGATCACCAAAGATTGCTTGGTATCTACCAATGCGTTCAACAGCTTTCTCATAGTGTTCACCATCTTTAAGGTGCTTACCAATGCAACCACCCATACAACCACCAGTAACAACAAGGCCTTCGTTATATCGTTCTAGCAATTCCCAATCGAATCGTGGATTACCGTAATAACTACCTTCGATATAAGCGAGACTGCTCAAAGCCCACAAGTTTTCTAGACCTTTGTTGTTAAGAGCAATGATGGTCATGTGGTCATAATTTTCACCTTTGCGACCACTTTTCTCAAAACGATCTTCAGTAAAGTATCCTTCCATACCAAAGAGAGGTTTGATGCCTGCTTTATCTGCAGCACGTTGAAGCCTAAGATGGCCACCACATTCGCCATGATCAGTGATAGCAACGGATTCTTGTCCAAGCTCTACTACTCGATTTACTACTTGGTCAATAGTTGAAAGACCATCCAAAAAACTGTACTCACTGTGCGTGTGAAGGTGCACTAACCGATCTGTCATTGCTATTCTTTTCTACTAATTGTTTTTCTACTCTATCAATATATTTGGGACTAGTTACAAGATATTCCCTAGATTTATCGTTTGGCAAACATTGATAAATTATTGTGACTAACTTTTTACGTTTACGTGGCAAACGTTTAGCACCAACTATGTGTATGTGTTTACCATCATACATGGTTACCCACTCAGTGTTCATGCATATAACCACTTTAGAAAGAAAACTATTAGAGTAAAAATCCCTAAAAATATAACCAAGTAGAATGGTAAAAAGACAATGTATTTCCAATCATCTTTATTTTTGGCACCCATAGCACCAATGCCTAGGTAAGCTAGAATAGGTACAAGTATTTGAAGAAACAACTTCATGATTACTCTTCTACGATAGCTAGAATGTGATCCGTAAGGAACACAAGATATTCTTCTTCATCGAGTTCAACTTTTTGAGCAGCTCGACGTTCAAATATTACTTTATCTCCAGCTTTAATTCCAGTTGGGATGATAGATCCATCCATGGCAATTCTTCCTGGTCCAATAGATACAACAACACCAGTTTCAGGCATAGCAGTAGCAGTATCCGGAATGTAAAGACCACTCTCGGTGGTTTCTTCTACTGCAGCGATCTTAATAATTACTTTGTTTTCGAGTGCATTGAATGGCATTCTATTCTTTCTTATTACGTTAGTAGTTATCTGAGTACCCAGTGGAGCAATGAATCGTGTCGGGTTAACCCACTACTCCACTGAGTCTTCAGAATATTTGATTCCTTGATAAGTTCCATCAAGATGGAGGTGACTAATCCTCCCTCATCAAGGGTCAAACCTTTAGTTAGCTGCTAGCTTCTTACGAAGTCGTTCAGCTGTTGTCTCTTCATCGATAGCGACATACTCATCTTCACCATACTCTTCTTCTTCCGCAACAGGTGCAGCAGCAGGAGTAGGAGTGTCAGAAGCCTTAGGTGCTTCTTTTTCCTTGATGATTCCGTGTAGTTGAGCATCGTAGTACTCTTGGCTACCAATACGGTTGAGGAATGCTTCTACATCTGGCATGAACTTAGCATACCGAGTGTCGATGTTCTCAATTGCCTTTTCAGGAAGAGCGAATGCCATGTATGTGGTGTCAGTTCCAGCACCTTGACGCAAGATCTCAATCTCACGGTCACGGAGTGAACCATACTTCTCAGCGATAACCGCAATCTGATTCCAGTAGTTGCGCATACCCTGTGAAACAATGCCGACATACGGCTTCTTCTTAGTTACAGTCTTACCGTCAACAGTCTCACTGTATTCAGAAGTAACATCACGGTATCCAGTAATCTTACCGTCTTCACGTACTTCTTCACGGAGCACTGCTACGCCATAACCAACATCACGACGGTATACCTTGTTCTGACAAAGCTCACATGAAGCATCGAATGCAGAACGGCATACAAACGTCTTCTTCTTACCATCATGGGTAGGAACATTATCGTGCACTGGAACAACAAAGATGTCATTCGAGTCAGTTAAAAATCGGAGAACTTTGCTCTCTCCACCCTGCCAGTAGAACCAGTTGGTCTGTTCATACGTCTTAGGGCCACTACTTTTCTGCGAACGTTCAAGGCTTTCACGTACTGCAGACATACCTTTTTTCAATGCCATTTTATTTACCTATTTTCTATAATTGTTATATCGTCACGTTGACGCTTGTACTACGGTACCACATGTCTCCACCATAAATCAAATTACTTAAAAAATTCTTCTAGCCCAAGCATAAAACCAATAAGCCAATATCATATCAAAGACATGACCGTTAAGCCAATGATGAATGCTACCTAAAAAACTCATGCTACTCCTTGATGTGTTAATTGCCATTCCATCGAGTTCATCGTACTAGGAATCTCCAACAATGTAGCAGGATCCTCGTCATCCGGTGTTTCGATAACTGCAATCTTAGTATACAACTTCAATTGCTCCACTAGATTATACGTTGCATTCCTTCCAGGCAAGTCGCCATCCATAAAGATAGTTACCTTAGAGAAGTTACGCAGTAACCCAATCTGTTGAGCATCTACTTTTGCGCCGAAGGTCGCCACGACATTGTCAATCCCTCTACTCTTCAACACAAGGACGCTCATCGGGCTCTCTACAACATAGACTTTGTCAAACGCCTTGGCGTTATCTAAGTTATACAACCAAGCTCCTCGTGGGAAGCCTTTAGAGTTCCTATACTTTGGCACTCCTGGCACATCTTGGATCTTTCTAGCGACCCATCCGACCAACTTACCCTTCATAAAGTGGGGCAGTACGACCCTATCCAGGGTCACATTTACGTCCCCTTCTGGGGATTTAGAAATTTCGGTCCTTCCCCTCTCCACACCCGTGCGCATCGCCCTCTGAACGGCCTCTGAGACCCCTCTAACGGTCAAATACTCACAGGGACCTTCCCACCTTTTAAGCAGGTTATCGCTATAAACTGGGATCTCTGTACGGTCCTGGGGACTGTTGTCAAATACCCCTTCAAGACGTTTAATAAAGTCCTCAACCGATACAACCTTAAGCTCTGCTACCTCATTCTTGAGGACAGCAATAGCCTCCTCTTTGGTGACATTCATACAGTTCTGGACTAGCCAGATTATGCTACCCCCGCCACAGGTAAAACAGTTAAAAAGGAAAGTATCTTTGTTTATGCTGGCACTTGGGTTACGATCACCGTTTTTGTGCATGCCAAAAGGCAACGGGCAAGAATGGATAAATTCATCACCATTCTCAATCAATTCTCCTACCCCAATAATATCTTGAAGCACCACCCTAACATCAAGACCAGGGAACAAATCAGATAATGGTGTCATTCTTTAACTTTTCCAAAAAGTCTTTGTTTTCTTTTTTAACCTTTTCTAGAAAGGCTCGGTCTTCTGGGTTTAAATCTCTAAGGGCGTCTTGGCCCATTTCTTTAGGAGTTCTCTCAATCATTGTTATCCTCATATTCACGAACAACTTGAAGTGACGTACGATCTTTAAGTTCAAAACCCATCATCCATGACTTAAGGTCACTGCGACGACTCTTAAGAATATCCATCACCAATGCCTCTTGTTGCTTCATTTCCTTGGTAGCACCAATGCCGATAGCCATGTCTACAATCTGTTCGATCTGTGAACTAAGTCCAATGTTAGCTAGCCCACCACGACCCTTCTTATTTTTCATAGCTTCACGGTTGAACTGAGCAAGCCATACAGAGGCCATACCCATCTCTCGGTTGGTAGATGCAACATCAGTAATCACTTCAGACATTTGTAGAGTCTGGAAGTTGCTTGCTTGGCCGTAACTTTTCTCAGTGCTAATCCATGACAACTGGTCACCGACAATCATGTCTGCTCCCCAATGCTTAGCCTTAGAGTAAAGTTCCATAACGCTTCGCTCGCTCTTACGGCTAGGAGAGTCGATGAGTAGATACTCACCAAACTCCATAACCTCTTCACGAGCTTCTTTAAGACGCTTCAACTCATTAGGTGTTAGCTGACCACGCTCATAACGAGCATACGGCACACCGCTAACAAGACAGTCAAGACGCATCAAGGTTAGTTCTTTACGAAGTTCTAACGATGCAAAATAAACCTTGTTCTTACGGCGTGCTGCTTCAAGAGCAATAACGGAACCTACCCATGACTTACCAACGTTAGGGATACCTACGACAACCGCAAGCTCACCTTTCTGAATTCCATACATGTGATCATTCAATGCATCCCAGCCAAGATAGATGCCCTTCTTATCTTTTGTTGGGTTAGATACTTCATCCATGTAATCATTCACACGACGTTCGTAACCATCACCGTAGATTTCAATACGCTCACGTGTACTGGTATCACTCTGAATCTTTGTAAGGCTACTTAGTGCCATGGAGATACCAACCTCTGGGTCATCTTCCAAAGCATTGGCAGCTTTTAGCAAAGCACTCTGAGTAGATGCTTTACGATATTTAGTTATCAACTCTTCAATAAGAACGCCTACTAGGTATTCTTCTTCAGGCCACTCATTACGAGCAAAATAATCTTCAAACTTAGTTTCAAGGAAATCACGATCTACAGTTTGTTTGAACTCACTGCGAATGTAATAATCCACACTATATTCAAACAACTCACGTACACCATCATCAAAGAAGTGCTCACTACGAATTCCTTTCGCCCATATATCATCAAAACTTTCTAGCTTGACAAAATGGCGAACCATACTCTTTTCAATATCCATCTTCTTACTTTCTATTAAATAATCTTACGTACTGTACCATTCTTGATTTCATCAAGAGTTCTGTTCCTTGCATACTCACGATAGTCGACACCATCCATGTTATGTACAATCATTCTTTCTTTTAGGAGAGAAAAAATAGCACTACCGTATCCTTCATTCAATTCTTCAATTGTCATGTTCGTAGTAATAAATGTAGGGCGGTTGTCGAGCGCACGCTGACGCAATACATGGTCAAACGTTGCTTCACTTAGGTTGTTCTTTGTTCGGAACTCTTTGCCAATGTCATCCAAGAAGAATACATCGCTTTTAACTACCTTAGATTCAAAACGAGCTTTTTCTTCGTTGCTACCCCATCCTCTGGTGAACTCATCAACCATTTGTGTAAAAGTAGCAAAGTAAACAGTATAACCAAGCTTTACAAGCTCTTTGGCCATAAGGCTTGTAAGAAGTGTTTTACCTGTACCCCATGTTCCGTGGTACATCAAACCCATTCCACCTTTAACAAAGTCCTTATGTTGACTTAGATAAATCTGTGCAAGCTCTAAACCTTTGTGATCACCGTTGAAATCTTGCCAATCAAGTCGTTGATAATTGAGCCCAATGCCAGCACGTAGATAGTGTTTGTACAATTGCAATTGAACTTTGCAATCACCACAAGTTCTATCTTCGCATGTAGGACAACCGTTTTTATTGAACGTCTCAAACTGGGGATGCTTGAGTTCTAGGTACTCAATCTCTTCATCATCTAGAAAATCATATTTTAGATTGACGTAATCTTTTTGCCAATCAAACAGCGAATCGTTTAAAGAAGTCATCTGTATTCATTAACCCTTCTGAACTTGGTCGGTTCTCTTCTTTTATCTTATTTTGTTGCAACTCAATGTAGAGGGTGTCCTGAATCCATTTACTGCCCTTACTAAAAGCTGTAATGGTCATAACCATATCATTAATCTTACCGCCATGCTTGTCAAACAACAATGCAATCATTGGACCAGCATCTTCCTTATAACGTTCTTGGAAGCTTTTAAGTATAGCAAGCTCTTTGACCCATTCAACTACATATTCAAAACCGTTAACTTCTTTATAACGATTAGAAAAATATAGCAATAGCTCTTTAGGAGTTGCAGTAGAGAGATCTAATTCTTTTACAAGATCTTCTTTACTCTCTATTAGCTTTACTTCAACAACGTCATCGTAGTCATTGTCATCATAATTTGACAATGGACCATCAAAACTTTTCTTTTCTAGTGTCATTTTTAATTCCTCTAACTGATAGAAACTTATCACATACATCTGAGAACATTTGAATCTTTTTACTAATAAATTCACGCGTTACAGAATCGATGTCATGCAAACCACGACCATTTGGACCAATGGCAGAAATATTAGATTTGTTAATCAATAAAAATCGCCATTGAGTGACTATATCATCTCTATCGTTTTCTTCATGGCCATAAACCTGTACCCATTTTTCATCAAGACCACAGATATATCCTACGTATACGAATCCATCACTAAAGATTTGTACTTCTTGTTTTCTACTAGCAACGATGGCTATATTTCGCTCAAACATTACATCAGAAAGTTGTGCAAGGTTTTCCATTACCATTCACCGTCCGTATTGTTTTTCCAACTACTAAAATCTACTTCAAAGCCACCCCATTTGCTAGGAGCTTCAAACAAAGAAAAACTGTTTAATTTATTTTTTTGTTCAAACACAGCATCAACAAGATGCCAAGAATAAATGAATGGTGTTGCTATGATTACTATTGGCGATAATATAAGAAAAACAATGCCAAACACAGCAGTTACAAACATTTTAATCACATTTGATTTTGACACGATATCAACTATCTGTCTCGATCTTTTTCTATTCATTTACTTTCCTTTCTTACTTTTGTAAGATCTTAAAAATAATCCTCAAATGGATCATCTAATTCTTCGTCAGCATAAATATTAAAATCATCTACACTGTCATATTGTTCAAAAAACTCTGGGAACTGCATGTTGCCTACTTCACAAATACGTATGATCATTTTATCTTCTAAAAAATCTAACGAATAAGGATCGTCATCAACATTTATAGCAATAGTACTAATATTATCAATCCAATCATCAATAAAATCATTTACTACTTCTATGTCTTCGGCAACAATCAAACGTATGTCACCATAGAGTGTATCAAACAGATCTTTAGAATTCAAGTTCTCAAGGCGAACATAACGAGCAACATAATTAGAATTAATTATTTTTTGCACCAACTCGCTCTTGCGTGTTAAAGGTAGTTTATCTCTATAACTTTCTATAAACTCACCATAGAATGTAATCATTGCTGCACTGAACTCTTTAATCTGTTTTTTAGTTAATTTACCTAAAATAAAATAAAACTTTGGTGCTAAGCATCCTTCACCATAAAAAGAAAAGAAATCAAAACATATTCTATTAATTATACTTGGTGTTAATTGTTCAGATCTAACTAATCCAAAACTAAATTTAAAACCATGTTCCCAAACGCGACGATCAACCGTTTCATATTCTCTAAACGTTTCCATAGCATTCTGATTGCCAAAAACAATAATATCAGTAGAATTTTCAATTTCATCTCGCCACTCGCTACTTAATTTTAATTCATCATTGTGTGCAACAAAGATTCTAGTACGAATATGTTCAGCATAATTATCTAATACATTTTGCACCAAGAAACTTTCATCTAAGCTAGGTACTTTTACAACTATGCTATCTGGTCCTGACAACATAATGCAAAGGAATACACTTTTAGCAATAAGACCAGGCGTTTCTTTTGATCCAACAATTAGAAATTTACGACCTGTTTTTTCTTTGTATTCTTCAAAACTGTTAGGTACAAACAAGTGTTCAATTACCATTCGATAATCATTAGGTAGAAAACGACCATATTGCGATAACACATCAACCATATCAATCGATGGATTGATAATCCATTTGCTATTCATCGCAATTTCCTACCAAAAGGGATAACGTCCTTCCATAAGGTGTTATTCTTCCATCGGTCTTTTACTTGAACAAACCCAAGTTGATCAAATAGCTGTTCAAGGTTTAAAGCATTATCATCGCCGTATTTCACTGGATTGAATTGTAGATTACCCAATGGAGGGAATGCAAGCTCTTCATCAATATTTAATTCAATTAATTTTTTAGCAAGACGAACTGTATTTATATGATCAGATATTTTTGGGTCTTCTAATGCCAGTACAGAATTTAGATCACCATTTTCAGCAATAAGTTTTGTAGCTTTCTTAGGACCAATACCTGGGATTCCTTTAACGTTATCACCCTTATCGCCCATCAATGCCCAGATTTCAGGAAGGCGCCATGGGTCTACACCCCATTGTTCGTGGATGGAAACAACATCGTATATTTCTTCTTCAATATCTTTATAACTGATGCTTGGTTTAACAACCGTAATGTTGTGTCTAATTAATTGGTGCAAATCATGATCAGCACTGACAATAATAATGCGTTCAAAAACTCCTGAATAATTCAAAGCAGCTGTAGCAATTATGTCATCTGCTTCTACATTCTCAATACGCATATATGGCAAACCAGCATTTAAACAAAGATGCATAAACATGCTAAGTTGTGGTTTAAATTCCATTGAAAAAACATCGCCCATTGGACTCTTATTATCATGTTTGCGATTGGCTTTATATTCTGGATCGAGAGCCAATCTTTTAGAGCTACGTCCTTTATCAAAGGCTACAAGAAGATGTGATGGCTCATACTTACGCACTAAGTTGGCAATAACATTAAATGCACCATAAGCTCCCCATGTACCTGATCCATCTGGGGCACTGAGACCTTGCCTCATCAACCCGCTAAACGAGCGAATGAAAACATTATGTCCATCAAAAATAAGTAATGTTTTCTTTTCCATGGTTATCTTTATTTACTACCTTTTCGATAGCGATTTCGGTGTTTCTTTATTGGTTCTTTAAAAGCATCAACTCTTAATACAATCAAACGTAATTGTCGATCTGTCATCTTATTAGCTCTACGCAAAGCATGAGCAATTTTAAGTATGTCATTTAGGCTGTAACGTCTTTTACCGCCAGGTGTTCTATTAATCTCTATTTGATTGCCCAGAGAATCGTATAAAAATTGTTCTTTTGCTCTAAAAGCTGCTGGCAATAAATCAAAAAATGCTGCAGCCATCCCTTGAGTAAACAAAAGATCATCATCACGAAGTCTTAATGCACGTTTTGGCCTATTAGAGGCTTCTGACATAGAACGCTGAACGAACCTTACCAGGAGTAGTTGCCTGAACAATCTGTTCCATGCCTATGTTGCCAAGTTTAAGTTCTTTTTCCAAAGCTTCTTCATTGAGTTCATATTCTAAAGAGTATGAAGTCTCAGACTTACCATTGGGGTACTTGATTGTTTTATTAATACCAATCTCGTTAGTTATACTTGCAAACTGATCTGCATCTAGTTTTTGTCTTAACAAATCAATATCAATATTAAGTTTACCGCCAGAAACTTCTTTACTTAGCTTTATACCATGTTCTGGACTAACTAGGTAGCCACTTTCTGTTGTGTAATCTTTGCCTTCGTGGGCAATCCGCATATTAATAACTTCTGTTGCGTATGCCTTAAGAGCACTCTCTCGTCCTTCTACAATGTCCTTAGCATTACGAACAGCAATCAATTCTGCAGAAAGAGTATCAACCTCTAAAGGAGTAACATTAGGAGATGGAGCACTAATATTTGTAGAACCAAGAACCTCAAAGAGAGATCCCATAACCTCATCAACATTCGTGAGGTTTACATCAATGGCACTATTTCTTCGAGTCTCCGCTCGTGTTGCCACCTTGGGTGATTCTCCATACGAAGGTTCCATAACCTCCTGCAGGGGTGTAGTAGTAGGTACCTTGCGCTTTGGCATAATTGGTTGACCCATTGTTTTTCTCCTTACTCATTAAGCTTGTTTGATTTCAAGACTCTTGCTAGTAGCATACCATATATCGCCACTAACTCCTACTGCAGTTTTAGTTGCGTTTCTAGCTGCTTTAATAACATCATTTTTTGTCCATGGGCCTTCATCACCCAAAGAACCAAATGCTTCTGGTGCACCAGATCCCATAGCCCATCGACCACTAATTGGTATAGTTACTGAAAAATCATCATCAATAGCTATAATCTTATCATCAATGATAATTAAAAGACCAGCTCCAAAAGATTCAATCTTTTTACTAGTCTCCAATGCACCATGCTCATCAAGTGCAGTTCTCATTGCTGGAATTACATCTTTAACAATAAATTGCTCAAGATTGTCACGATGAAATTCACGTAGTTCAGGCCAATCAGTCCAATGTTGAATTACTTGAGTTGCTCTAACGCTGCCACAACCGCCAAAAATGTATTGACGTTCTTTATCAATCCAAAGCTTTCCAGATCCTTCATGAGTTTTGTTATAATCCCAAGAGATTTCTGAATCAGCGGCAATAACCACTCCATCAACTTTGGTAATAGCAGCAGCAAGAACAGTCATTAGTAGTATTCTTCCTCATCAGTTACAACTATGTCAGAATCTTCTGATGTAGATTCAACCTCTTCTTCTGTAGATTCTTCTACTTTTGGAAGTGGTTCTGAAATAAGTTCTGTTACTACGTTCTTAAATTGAGGACCTACAACATCGTCCCACATGCTTCCAAACAGTGCCTGGAGGCGTGTGTTCATATCCTCACCCTCTTCAAGATCAGCAGCTAGTTCATTTGGGCTAATAGAAAGCTCAGCACCGACTTCGGGCTTAATCCAATCCCATTCGCCTTTAGCGTTCTTTACTTGTAGAGTTGCACCGATACTAACCGATAGTTTCAGTTCCATCATCTTCCTTTAGTTCTTGATCTTTTTTTAATGATTCAGCTTGTAATCTAGCGTGTTCAACTAGATGACGATATCCACAATTAGGGCATTGGCATTTCACTGTCATTGTCTTCCTTTCGTTCTTCAATTAAGAATAGCTGATCATCTGGCACTGCGTCAATTTCATCGTAGGTCCATTCAATAATTATTCTACCATCAGTAGTCTTACCAACAACTTTACCTAGATTGAGTTTAAGAGCTACGATGTCACCAATTTGATATTCATGTTCATTCATTGTTTTCTTCATTTCTCCTAGCAGCCTCTTTTACCCAATTCATCATATCTATGAGTTCTTTTGCTTTAAACATAATTGTTTCATCGACTTCAATGCCATTTGCTAAAACAATTTCAAGCAACGTATCAGTTACTTCAATAACTTGATCAACACCTTTTTCATAAAAAACATACTTATATGGTTCTTTAAAAGTTGGTGTTTCTTGAACTTTTTTTCTTTCTTCTTCCATAATTTTTTTATTCTCTTCCATACGATTGCTTAATTTAACTAATTCCATACCAATAGCAAATTGTGTTCCACGTTTTAAGAGTTGTGTACTTAATCTAGCCATATAATCCTTACTTTTGTTTATAAAAACTTTACCATAAAAACAATATGATTGTCAAATCTTGGTGGATGGAGAGGGATTCGAACCCCCGAACAATAAAGAACTGGTTTACAGCCAGCCGCGTTTGGCCACTTCGCTACCCATCCGTGGTGCCCCAGGCAAGACTTGAACTTGCAACCTGCGGGTTAGAACTCCGATGCTCTATCCGTTGAGCTACTAGGGCAATAAGCTAATTAGTATCATAGATGTTAACGTCTATGCCATTCTCACGTAGGATATCCATTGCTTGTTCAAAATAGGGGTTGCTCATATCATTAACAACTCTACGAGATGCAGACTTGATAACGCCTTTAACCCACATTGTATTAGCACTATAATTACTAAACGCAGCAATAAGCTTTGGTTGGGCTGGGATCTGTGCTAGTTCTAGCATAGTTTTTGCTGCCCAATTGAGATCTTTAGCCATTACTTCTTACATTTACAATTACAGTTGCCACCACATGGGCTTTTCTTCTCAGGAGCTTTAGACTTCTGATAAATACCATTCTTTACACCCTGGCTAAACATATGAACAAAAGCACCAACAAACATAAAAAATAATGCTGGTAAAACTAATACTAACATTACGTGCATTATTGTTCCTTCTTCTTTGGAGCAGCTTTCTTTGGTGCTTTCTTAGGTGCTGGCTTTGGTGCTTCTGTTCCTAGTGGGAGTGGAATATCTGGTACATTGTTATTACCACCAGTGAGACCACCTAGAAAATTCAAAAAACCTTTTAATGTACTATTCATATTATTCTCCTATATCCCAATCTTCGATTGAACCTAATCTTACCACATGGGCGCAAGGATCTCCACCTTCATCCCACGATCTTTCTTCGCTTTCATGCATGGGAAAACCATCATGAGTACTACAGAATTGTTCTGTGCAATAACCCTTATCGACACCAAACTTTAACCATTCATCAAAATCCATTATTGATCCTCATATACTTTCTCAATCCATGCTTGATAAGTCAATTCTATTACTCTAATATAATCATGAGCAATATTCAAGACGGCATTGATACCATCCTTAGGATTGTAATATGAGCCTTTACCAAGATTCCATTCGTAGTCATCAAAAGCCATAATGCCGCCTACTTCAAGGCATTGAAAAGCATTTAATCCATCAATAGCTGTTTGGCTAGCTGTATGGTCTCCATCGATAAGGATAAAATCGTACTTTTTAGTATTGTTTTTAAAAAACTCATTGCTAGTCATTTTGTGCTTGATTACTCGTGAATCTTCACCAAACCTGCTATCATAATATACTTCTACTTCTGCAAAATTAATAGTCTCATGCGCTAATTCTAATGAACCTTCCCATGTATCTACATCGTCTATAGTTATGATATTACGATTGTTAAGCAACCACTCCGTTGCATCACCTGTGTATGTTCCAATTTGCAATACACGATATTCACGATCTTTTGGTAAATTCCTATCAAAAAAATGTGGTTGAAACCAAACTGGAAAGCTACTCATTGATTGTTTCCTTAATATATTTATTATATTTATTTTTATTATCTCTAAGGTATTTTGGATAAAAATCAGAATCAATATCTACTAATCTCAACTCATATCCTCTTCCAAGAGTATCTGTATTGTTTTCAAAATTATAATCTAAACTAGATTTAATTTGATCAGTATTACATTCAGTATGAGCAAATGCTTCGATTTTATTCTTAATAAACTTAGTATCACCACAAAAAGTCCAGTGCCATCCACCATTTGGAACGCTGATTGAATTAAAACTTAATCTTAATGAAGTAGCATTGAATCCAGGCTCCCGGTACTCACGGACACTACAGGCTTTGGCTTTCCACCACAAACCTTCACCAATGTTTTGATTGTTTAAATAGTATTGGTGAACAATCATATTGAATGAATATGAGAAGTCAGGATCAAAATTCTCACGTAAGAATTCAATAGCTTTAGGATTGGGTATCTCGTCTAGGTCATTGATAAGAACAATATCATCATCATTATATTCAGATAAATCAAGAATTATATCACGCTGGTAGTTCTCACGACCCCATTCATCAAGACCCTCAGGGAACTCAATCTCTATGACTGTGTGCTTTGGGTGCTTGATGGTGTTGGCAAGCATTGGCTTATCAAGACCAGTAAAAGTTTTAGTAGCTTCAATCGTGTAGAAATGATCAACTACGTCTTCCAAAATACCAAGACGCAATTCAAGAATATGTGTCTCGTTATGGAATGGAGTGATACTAACTACACGTCGTGACACTACTTTTGTTCCTTAAGTTTACGTGCCATCTTTGCTTTATTAGTTGCTTTGTTAAATACATTCAACCATTGCTTACATACATCTGTCCAAGTGTGTGAAATGACCCATTCATAAGCTTTTTCAGCACGCTCAGCAGCTTCTTCTGGGTGATCCATAATATACTTAATAGTTTGAGCAGCTTCTTCAACATCCATCAAAGGACGCATACGCTCATTATCATTGTCTTTAATAATCCAGTGGCTCGGTGTGTGGCCACTAGATACCTTCCAACCACGATCTTCTCCAAGAATTTCTGGCACTGACGTGTTGTTAGGAGCAACGACCGGAAGCTTTACAGACATTGCCTCGGTAATGCTCAAACCCCAACCCTCACCATGAGTAGTGGTTAGATAAACGTCACTTGCATTGTAAATATGATTAAGGAATTCAATTGGGAAACCACTGTGAGCACCGAACTGTCTTGGGTCTGGCACTGTAAAGTCAACATTGGGATCAAGACCAATTGATCTTGCCATTTGCATAATGCTTCCACCAAAATCGCTTTCTTGCATGTGCATATAAAGGAATGCATTGTCAACACCCATATCCTTCAATTGCTTCATGATCATTAAGCTACGTGAGATGTCTTTACGACCTTGGTTTCTGTTCACATTAGTGATAACAAACTTATCTTTCATTGCTGTAAAGATGTTTTCTTTAGCAGTTTTCTTATCTTCAGGTGATAATGGGAAAAAGTTTTTTGTATTTGTTCCATGGTAAATAACATCTTGTTTGTCTGCCAAAGCACCAATGAATTTACGGCTTTCACCCTTTGCATACTCTGTGTAAGCAACTGGGAAATCAAAGCTTGCAACACATTGTTTTACCCATTCTTCACGTGGACCACAATCGAATGGATAGTAATAAACAGATGAGAATGTATTTGGCTTTGTTCGTTGGAGTTCCAAGATTTGAGGAACGATATCAATTACAATAAAAGTATCTTGAACAATAAATACAATATCGTAATCAACCTGAGCAAGTCTATCTAGGAATACTTGACGACCAAAAACGTCTCCGTATGGTCCTTGTGTTCGCAAGGCACTGATGGCTGGCCATAGAGTACCAGGCCAAAGTTCTCTGTCATAAGGCCCACCATCGTAGTTAACTCCAATAACATCAATCTCATACTTTCCAGTATTATTGATCTCAGTCATAATATTTTTCATTACAGTACCGAAACCAGTGCTACATGCGTAGTCACCCCACGCTAGTACTTTGATTTTGCTCATAGGAGTCTCCATTCCTTTGGACTTATATTAGGATTATTATAGGGGGTACGATAGGCTTCTTTCAAGTCTTTACGAGCACTTCCCCATTTTTTTACATAATACTCACCGCTCTTTAAAGAGTTAAGAGGCGCTGTTAATTTTTGAGTAGTTTGGTGACGAATGTGCACATAAGGAATACTTGTTTGCAATGTTTTGTATCCAAGCAAACTGATACGATATTTCATATCAGTATCTTCCCACCAAGCTGGATCAAAATTTTCATCAAAAGTACCACATTTATCAAAAAAGTCTGGTCGTATTGCAAAACAAGCAAAACTTTGATCTTCTATGCTTTTTGTGGCATCACCCAGGACTTCATCATCCCATAAGATTTGTGTCGGATCAGTTAATGTATCAAATACATCTACTGGGAAAGCCATTACATAATTATCTGGCATTGCCAAAGTTTCACGAACTAATTGTTTTATTGTTTTTTCAGAAAAAAGAACGTCATCATTACTTACAATAATTACATCACATTTATCACTAATAGCTTGACGAATACCAGAATTCCAGGCAGCAGCTAAAGGAACTTGATATCTATACTGTGGTTGAATATATAGTTTTAACTCATGATCAGTTTTAGCACTATAAATAAAATCGACAGCTTGATCAAAATTATTAAGAATTGGGATTACTAATCCTATTTTCATACTTGTCCTTAAAACCAGTTAATATTAACCAATTCTATACCAAGCTCTTCACGCATTGCAACTCGTTCTCTTGGACCTGTTTTAGCCCAATAACCATACTCTTCAAACTTCAAAGCATGGTCTAAACAATCTTTAAAAACAGGACAACCATCGCAAATACCAAAAATATATTGTTCATTGGTTCTACCATGTTTTGCATAATAAGCATTGACATCAACACCTTTACAAGCTGCTGCTAATTGCCAATCGTAATCAATATATTTACGTTCCATAATATTTATGTGGAGTAAATAGCTAAGGGAAGGGCCTCGGGAGGAGTCAAAGTTGAACACCGACTGCAACTCCCGAGGAAGACCAGGCCCTTCATGAGGAGCGGAACGCCCTCATAAACTAAAGCTATTATTTGCTCTTTTTTACATTATCCTTTCGGAATTGTTCTGCTTTTTTGAGCAAATTTACAATATATTCTACAAAATCTTCAAGTTCTTTAAGATTTTTGTCAGTCTTACTGCCAACGGCCACAGTCTTACCAATTAAAGTACTGTGCATTTGACCACTAAGAATCATGTCCATAAGATCTCTATGGATTTGATCATAATCGTTTTTCTTGTTCTTGCCTGTCATTTTTTCCTTTACCATCCTTGTCCGCAACCATTTTGATCGGGGACATAACTACTGCCTTCGATCGTTCGAGCAATTGTCACCTGCTCCTCTGGTGTTGCTAATCCTGCATTCTTGGCAAATTTTAATCCACCAAACTTAATCCAGTTGATATTGGTTATGCCTAAACCACCACTATAGTAGGGGCCTATGTAATTCCAATTACCACCCATTTCACAAATGTTAACTTTTTCCCAAACCAACATAATTGGTCTAGAAAATAATATTACTGGATGTACTACTTTTTTAATTTTTTGAACCACTCGGGGTGTTTCTTTGCTCGTTGTTACTTTTAGAACTGGGGCATGGTGTCCAAAGATTGTCATGGCTCCCAGGATTGAAATCGTAATTAAACGTCTCAAGATTTCTCCTAACACTATATGGATAAGTACATTAATTTTTTATAGAGCCTCCTTGTGTAAGTAAATAAACCTTAATATATCTATTAAAAAAAGTCAAATCAAAACAAAAAACCATATGGGGTCAAATCAATTGTATCTTCCATGTCGGCATTTTCATCAACCACTCCACGGATTGCTTCTGCCTCTGCACGTCGTCTTAATACTTTAGCATCAACTCGTTCTTCAATGGTGTTTACTGCAACTGGACGATATACCCATGTTTTGTCAACACCTTTTGATTTTGAATCAGCTCTATTAATACGATCTTTGCGTTGTTTATAATCAGCGTATGTGCGAGGCACTTCAATGTTCCAAAGATATGGAGCATAAAGATTCAACCCTTCTTGGCCAACATCACTAGTTATAAGAATAGCAGGGCCTTTTACAGAGTTAAACGTAGCGATGTTTTTTGCAACTGTGTCTGTATCCATACCAACACCCCAAATTGGTAACACCGGAATATCTGGAAACTTTTTTCTTAATGCTTCTAAGTATGGAAATAATGTTCCATTGGTCCAGAACGTAAACAGAACTGATTTTTCATTGTTCTCAACATATGATTCCACGTTGTCTTCAATAAGCTGATACTTAGCACTATTGAGAATGTTTATACTGTCACCAAATTGTTGTACTATTTCTTTTGCAAACTTGCCTTCACTATTCTTAAGACCAGCAGTTGTATTACATATCATTCGCAAAACATCAATATAACTCCAGTTAGCTACTGGATTATCCGGGTTGTATCTTTGACGTGCAAGATCTTCCGCCCAATCATATATTTCACGATCTACATCAGATAGTTCATATACTAATTTTTTAGGCGTACTTTCTGGGAATTGAGCTGCAATGATAGGGTCGCTCTTCATTGCAATATGAGTCCAGTTTTCATGTTTTTTACCAAGCAATGGCAGCTTAGTACGATCCCATTCTTTTACGTACATTTCTCGTACATAACCATTAACAAAATACCCAAATTCTTTACCGTATAATGTTTTAAATGCATCAGGGTTAATATCGCTAACGCCAGGTATACCAGGGGATACTACAGAAAATATGTTCCTAATATTTAATGGACTGGTCGTATATGGGGTAGCCGTTAAAGCCAATGCTTTTGTATTCTCTGTTGCGTTGATTAATGTATGAAATCCTTCACCAAGAAGGCTTGCACCGCTATTAATCTTTTGAGCTTCATCAATAATAATAAGAACACGTTGGTCTTTGATCATTTCAAGTATTTGCAAAAGGTCAGTGCGATCATAAGATTTTACTTTTTTACGTTGGCCTTTTACTCTAGCCATGTTTCCTTCACGTACTTTTTCGTAGTTAAGAACTAACACTTGGCTATTATTCTTTTCATAAAAGGCGTGACGTTTAGCTCGAACCATCTTTTCATTAACTCTTTCGACGCTAAGATGTGTCATACGTTTAAACTCTTGTTCCCAGTCAAATTGTTTGATCTTCTTACAAAAAACCAACACCCTGTCTATCTGACCATGATCAAATAGTTTTTGGCTAGTTAAACAGCTGAGCAGCGTTTTACCTGCGCCAGTATCCCATTGAACTAATACTTTTGGATTCTCTGAATGCATCTGTTTCCAAACGTAATTGAGACCAACATGTTGAAAAGGAAATAAACTGTGTTCTTCCAAGAACGGGCTATTTACTTCATATTTCTCAGTACTGCATAATTGTAAATCTGTATAAAGATCTTCAGCTTCATCATCTTCAAATACCAAAGAATAATTGTTATTCTTGATCATTTCAGCGAATTCATCTATCCTGTCACGGTTTTTTAGAGTACCGTAAGAATCTAACATCAAAAGTTTTTTCTTGACTTCTGTGTCCAAGGAGCTGTATCTTAGTACTCCATTGAGTAATTCACTTTTTTGTACATATATTGTCTTCTCCGAAGCCATAAACAAATACTACTATATTTTATAAAAAATATCAATTCAGTTCGTATATATTTGTTATGTTTGATATTCTGTTGATACTAAAAGCAGAAGGATAAAGATTTTGATTTAATTGGAAATATGGTTTACTACTAATATCTCTTCTGGAACTGACCTCATTGGTTTTACTACTACCAACATAGTCAATATTAAGATTAGCATAATAAGCATTCTGGTCATATTGTGGTATGATACTCACCCCAGATATAAATACATTAGGATCGAGTGCAGTCATACGCACTTGAATACCACTAGCTGGTATACCAGATGCAACACTTATAAAATATTCTGGATTATTAATACCTGTAGTAATTGGATACCATGTTTGGTTTGTTTGGGTATTAGCAAACTCATAACGAACTGGGTGATAAAACGGTGCTAGCATACTTACATAGAATGGTTCGTTGTATGCAGGGTTTATTTGTTGAAGCTGCATACTAAAAGAAACATAGTTTGTAGCTGTATAGCCTTGTAACTGTATGTCAAACCAGGTATTTAGTGGTAATGTTAATGAATTATATACTTTATACACCAATTCAGTTGTATTACCTAGAATGTCAGTAGCAAACAAACTTGCTCTATATGTTCCAAGGTTTGTTCTTGGCAAGAGTGCACGTATAACACCACTAATTCTCATATTGCTGTGGTCTGATGGTCCAATCCAAGTTGTTGCTGGTGAACTAAAAGCACCCAATTGGTATAGAGAATAAGGAACTGCTGCACTACCACTTATTACAAGTTGAATAATGTTGCTTGGAATGTTTTTGTTATAATTAGTTCCAGTAACTGTTGCTATGTTAATGCCAGAAGTAACCGCAAGACTGCTTCCGCTTACAGTTGTACCTGATATTACAGCATTGGTAGAAGGATTTATAAATTGTGTTTTTAGATTGATGGTTGTAGAACCAGATGCTTGTACATTGCTAAGGAAATAATAATTAAGTCCACTTGCAGGAGAATAACTACCATAACCAACAACACCAAAAGTAGGTGCACCAAATTGCACTTGCCACGTATTAATACCGCTTGCATTAACATTAGGAATGGTAAAGTTAAATGTTGCAGTGTATGCACCACCGCTAACGCTCAATCCACTAGCTGTGCCACTAAGACCCGTTGTTGGATTGTAATAATTAACAGAGGTACCAGTAATAGTTGTTCCGCTAACACCTGACCAATTAAGAATAGATCCTGAATATGGCAAGAAGTTAGCATTGTAGTAGTTGAGAAGGTTTGTACCACTAGCGTACGGCATTGATTTAATACCGTAAACAGATCCTGGAGTTCCTGATACGGAATAAATAGTACTTGTTCCCAATGTTCCATTTTTAATCAAAGTAGAGTTAATGCTCATATTTGCTAAGTTTGTAGAAGTAAGATTATTCATCAAAGTTGGGTCTGAACTAATTGTGTTCCCTTGAGTAAGAAAACTTTGCCAGTCCGTAGTAAGCCCACCAATATTAAAACTTTTAAACGAATCAATTGTTGAAAACCATGGGGTTGTTGCTGTTTGATCTACTTGAAGCATTACATAGTTTGTATCTTGTTGTACAAAACCAGTATTAGTTCCATTGCTTGCAAGTAGATTAGATGGAAGACCTCTAAGATCATCATATACTTGCTCGTAGAATGCAGTTAAGTAACGAATTCCAGTAAAATATGCTTGGTGCCAATTTTGTTGAATGTTAATTTGATTATAATTGTGTATTCTATTATCTGGAAATCTTCTTTGAAGAAATTCAGTGTATGATTGGTAATTGTAATTACCATTAACATCAATAATTTTGTAACTAATACTTGGATCAATAATAAATGAGCTTGTAGTTGGTCCTTGCGTTGTTGTACTATTCAATTGAGAGTTGTTCAAAGATGCAAGACTTGGCCAATTATTATCATTAGCAATTGTATTAGTAGAAACACCGAGAATTGTTGTTGAGCTTAATTGATTAGAATTCTGTGTTCGTGTTGTTAGATTGGCTCCACTATCATAAGAATATTTTACTGCGTTACCATTGATAATATTTTGTTCAATATTTGAATAAAATTGTTCTACATCATATGGGAAAACATTAATAGTTCTGTTAACTGAATCCAATGGAAGGTCATATGCTTCTGCAATTAATTTTACAAATTCAAATTTTAAGTATGTGCAACTAGTAGTTGGTATTTCATAGATACCTTTACGCAATGTAAAATCACGTTGTATTGGAGTCCAATAAAAACTGCTTGGGTCTACGGTACCGCTGTTTGTAGAATTAATTGTGTAGTATACATTAAATTTACAATTACTATAAATAGGATCTATATATAAACGGTTAATTGTTGATGGCGATGGATCACTTATTTTTATGTAAAAATAAACAATAGAATCTTTAACTGGTTGTGGAGCACACTTCCAATATGTTGAATCATTTACAAACATATTTGTTATATTGTTTGATGAATAAGTATAATTTTCTACAAAACCAAAACGGTTTTGAGTTATTATCGCGTTAGTACCACTGATTACGCTACTAGGTACGTCTGCTGTTGATTCAATAATAAGTTTAATACTAAAGTTTTGTAATCCTACTGAGTAAGCGACATCGGTCAACAAATTACCTGGACTGGCTGTTTGTATTTGTTTTTGGCGTGTAATGCGTATTGAAATACTTTGTGAACCAGTTAAAGGGTATGTAAAAGAACCTGTATTGGTAGATGGAGCATTATATTCAATCCTTAACCAATTTGTAGTAGTGTAAATGTCTCCACCACCAGCTATAACAAAAGTAGAAGCACCTGGTAAATTGTTACCATTTTGGTCTAATAATTCTACGTAGCAAGGTACATTGAGAATATCAAAACTTATATTGTTATAATACGTTGTATTGACTAAGTTATATTGCAAAACAACTGGTTTGCTATCTGATCCACCAAAATCTGTACTGGAGATCCAGTTAGTTTGTGCTGCTGGATTAAAAGTAATTACATTATTTGAATTATTAGAAATTTGTAGATTAGGATCGCTATAACCAGTGTTTTGAACATTGGATAGAGTGTCTACTACACCTGTTTGTGCATATATTTTATTATAAACAATTCCATCAACAGTAAGTGGTGGTATTACTTGTTGATCTACATAATCTTTTGATGGGTCTGTATTCTTTGGTAAAATAGCCATATTACTGTGCACCGTATAATGTAGATGTAACTTGTAATGAAGGAGAAGCAACACTGTTCGCTGGGAATCCAACAGTATCAGTACTGCTTACGTAATTGATATTTCCAGTTAGGTCAATTATGATTTCTTGTGTTTGCAAGTGAGCAAAGTGAGGAGCAACATTGTTTGTTCCATTTTTTACCCAGTATCGTGTATTAGCACCTGGGTTAATAACACCAGGAGTATCTAGATTATTTGCTGTTACAGTAGTTTGAAGATTAAAATACTGCGAATATCCACCGCTAGCAGCAGTATAAGATAAAGGTACTTGTGTAAAAGTTTGTATAGGGGCACCGAAACTAATTACAAAATTAGAAAAGATTAACCTGTTGATTACATTAAGAATAATGTTTTTTGTGCCTTGGTTAAAATTAAAGAAACCAGTATTGTTTGTAGAATCCATCAATGGAATTAATACTATTTCTTGAGCTTCATTAATACCAGAAGATCCTCTTCCATACCCTGGGGTTCTCCAACTTTCTACTGCATAAAATTTTATTTGTGTTAATGCTTCGCAAAGAGTTAACAAACCCCAAAGACTTGCTCCAATTTGAAATGCTTCAGCTGCACCAAGTAATCTTTCACGATATGCAGCATCTTTTTGCGTATAATTTCTTGCCATTGGCTATCGGTCAATTGATCAATAAAAGGGTTGGTTGCAAAACTATATATTTCAGAAGATGCTCTTTTAACATTGAGGATAAGACCCATTATTGTGTCAAGATTGCTAAACTCTATAGTGCTTTGGCCTAACCTTGCTACAAGTTGTAGGTTGTTAAGTTGGCCTGTACCACTGTTACCTAACAATATTTTCATTAATGTAGTAAGATTGTCACCTTCATTAAAGTTATAAATATCGTCAGGGAAGTTTTTTACTTTCTGTGGGAAAGTAGAGTGTAACTGCTGAGAAAAAACGTTACCAGCCATTAAAAGTTACTACTTCCCGTAATTGTGTAATTAATACCTGATAGAGAAGGTAATTGGTTGCTTGCAAGTAAGAAATCGCTTGTGTATGTACCTGTAGTAGTACCATCAATAGCTACAGTATTAATACTTGTTATTCTTACATTTACCACACCTGCAACAGAAAGAATTTGTGAAGCTACATTTGCAAATGAAATAGTACCAAGATAACCAAAATTATTAAAATATTGAGCAAGTTGGTTATAAATACTTGTTTGTACAGTTGTTTGACTATAACTTGATGAATATACTATGCGAATGTTTATTACTAATTTTACATAAGTAGCTTGGTGTACTAGAGTGTTAGTACCAAATGGTCTGCTTTGTTGTGTTAACGATTCAACAGTTACAACATCATTATTGTATCCATGTGTGTAAGTTGCCCATGATATAAGAGTAGGTAATGCGCTTGGCCATCCAGATGGTGGTGTGGTAGTATCGAAGGCAAGACCGGTTGTTTGCAATACACTATTCTTATTATCAGTTGTATCATAAATTGGGTAAACCAATGCTTTACCACTTATTGTTGTGGTAGTAGCACCAGTACCGCTAGCAAGAGATACATTTTGGTTCATGTAGATACCACTATTAGTTACTTGTGTAATATAAAATTGTGTACCTGAAGTCATTGCACTGGTGGCTAAAGCCATACCTGGATAAAGATTTGCTAGACCATTATTAGTGGTTACACTTATAAAGTTTGTACCTGAATTAGTAGCTCCAGATGCAACTGTTCCAGTGAATGTAGTCCATGGATATTTATTCAAAGCAATTGGATAAGCAACTCCGCTGCTTGTATTGACATTGTATAAATAAATAGTATCTGCAATGCCACTAGTTGCTGTACTTAATTGTGATGGAAAGTTAATTGCTGGTTGTTGGTTTAATGGAACGTATATATCACCAGATATTGTTGCATTAGTATTTGCAACAGATCCACTAGCTAAAGTATAGTTTGCTGTATTTAAGTATGGTGTTGTAGTGCCGCTTAAAACAAAGTTAGGATTGAATACAAGTTGTTCTGTTGTTGAATTGGCAGTAGTACCATTGATAAAAATATCTACATAATTACCACTTGTAACTGCTGTTGATCTACTACAAGCAGGAAGGTATTCAGACACAACTTGAATAGAATTACCAGCAAATAAAGCAGTATTATTTGTATTATTACTAATAGTTAATTGTAATTGAGCTGTTGGGTTAGTTGGGTAATAGTAATCTGTTAAGTTTGTATAAATAACTTGATTAAATGAATTAATGTTATTACCAACAAGTTCATTACCTTGTGGATAAATGGCTCCACTGAATGTATTATTAAAAGATAGAGTTCCACTAAATCCAACATCAGGGTTGTTACTTCTTACATAAGTATAATAACTTGTACCACTTATTGTAGTTACACCACTTGCGTTAACACTGGCACCAGGTAACGCATAACCACTACCAAGAACTAATTTATATGGGCTTGGAGCACTAAATGTTAATTGAACACCTGAAGCAACTGTATTACCAGAACCTGTTACAACAAAGCTTTGGTTGAAACTTGCTGGTGTTACACCACTAATCAATGTAGTAATTCCAGATGCAAGTGCACTAGCCGTTGTTGTCGTTGTGTAACTACCGCTAGCTACAATTGTTGTTCCACTATATGTAGTCCCACTAATTGTGTTAATCATTCCGCTGTAGGCAACAAGAAGAAATGTGGGGTTGCCTGATCCACTAACCACTGCATTAATTTGCAATTGTTCGCTGTAATATTGATCTTGGCTAATGGTGTTAACTAAAGAAACATTTGGATCTTGCAGGGCAGTAATAGTATATTTACCTGGTGTACCAGTTGTGTTATTAAAAGCTGTATTTGTCCATCTAGCACGTAAGGCTGAGTCACTCTCTGGATCTAATCCATTCGTGATAGAACTATTATTTTTAACAGTTGTAATGCCAACAAGGTTGCTTACTTTAGTTGTTATAGCACCAATAGGTACATTATTAATAGCACCAGGAAGTACAGAAACCACAGGAACATCGACAGAAGTGCTGCCAATTCCTATGATTGCTGGAGCAGTAGTAGCATAGTAAAGTGCTGAATTGTAATTTGTTCCAATTGGTACTGCTACTTGTGTTCCAACTGGGATGTCATAAATATTGGTTGCTGGAGTGTTAATTGAGAATGTTACAACACCTGTAGCTCTTTTACCAAGTTGTCTATAAATACCAAATAGATTACAGAATGCGTCTAATTCGATACCAGATTTAGTATTAATATCATAACTGTATGATTGAAGGACGGAATTGTTATTGGCAATGGCAATTTCACTAGCCACTGATTCCAATATTTTGTATGTTGCGCTACCTACGCTAACATCCCAGGTCGGGTCATACACCGACAAAGAAGCTTGTAGCCTAGCGAGAATTCCCGAAGTATCAGCCATTGTATAAATTTACTCCATTGTTATCGATTGACATATTTAGATTAAGTGTGTTGCCATTTAGTGTGTTTATCACTATTGCAGCAAGAATTGATGTATTTTGTATTGTTACATTGATTGATACAATGCTTTCAATAACTTCGCTTTTATTCCAGTTAGAAAGTTGTGCAGTGTTTTGGGCGTTTTGAAGATAAATTGCTTGTTGACCCTGGTACAATTGTAATACTCTTGTTATTTCATTAGTTACAGCGCTAACAGTAGTAGTATTTTGGTTACCACCAACCATTCCTGGTAACAAACTACCAAAACTAGGTGTGGTAAAACCTATGCCAAGGGGTTCTTGAAACCATCTGGTTAGATCTTGGGCAAGTTTGTTACTGCCTACGGCAAATTGGATCTTTCCGTTACTTAACTGTATATCTCCGTTGCTGACTGCTATTGTCTTCATGCTATCTTAGGCAAAATAGGGCTTTTTATACATCAGTATTTGATGATCTTGGTGACTACGGCATATGGCTGCATGATATTGTGGCCAGAGGCTGTCGTAGCGGTGTTTCCGCTGGTTGTAAGCCCCGTTTGGGCTGCTACAGATCCAGTAGAGCTTGGAACTGTAAAAGCAAGACCAGGAATAGATACGCTACCGGTAACTGCTTGAGAAGCAATAGAAAGAGATGGAATCGAAAGTGCAGGTATAGTAGCACCATTAACAGTGAGTGAAGGGATACTAACACTAACTCCAGATAGACTGTGGGAGTGACCAGAGTCACTGGCACTGACATTAATACCTGGAGCTACACTGCTAGTAGATTCTGAACTAATACGAGTTGATTGCACACCGCCTGCAGGCACTGCAGTACCAATATAGTAACTTCCAGTACTATTACCTGTTTCCCAAAAGCTTCCTGCTGTAGGAGTTATACCGTGGCTGTGAGCACTTTGGGAAGCACTTGCACCAATATTAGCAGCACCACTTCCTGTATTCCCAGAACTAATACTAGCACTACCTGCTACAGTAGTAGTTGAATTGGTAGTACCAGTTCCTGTAGATCCTGAACCAGTAGATCCACCGGCTGTATTCAAACTGACAGTATTGCTAGTTCCTGTTGAAGTAGAACCAGTATAACTAGGTACGGTAAATGTACTAGAAGGCACCGTAAATGCGTGGGTGTGACTAACTAGAGGGGTTTCTCCAGATACCAGTACGTGAGTTTCTTCACCGCTATAAGTGGCTAAAGCTCTAAAGGTAAGCCCTGTGCCACTTCCTGCACCAATCGTTGTACGACCTCTAAGATCAGGTACGTTAAAACTAGATCCCGTTCCACCCCAAGTATAACTAATGGCATTAAATAAACCGCTATATGTAGTTGTAGAATAACTAGATCCATCACATAGAAGATACCCAGACGGTGCAACAGGGCCAGCAAAATCAAGAAGCGTTCCTGCAGGTACTCCTCCTGTTGCTGCACTGCTCGGTAGAGGTGCTGTACTAATTACTTGATTTTTAGTTCTATCAAATGTTCCAGCATACAAAAATAATCTATAAAGACTAGTTCGTTTTTCTACCCACCAAACTTGATCTGTTTGCAATTGAGATAAAGTAACTCCAGGTGGCATGGCTTGTAGATCTATTTCTATTTGAAAACCTTTTGTATCTAATCCATAACATATATAATTCTGCGCTGCATTAGTAGCTGCACTGAATGGATGAAGTTGTGGTAAAGTAGTAATAGTTACTTTAACAACACCTAAATTTTTATTATCTTGGATTCCTACACTCATGATAACAATTCCATACCGTAGTGCATAATTTTACCATTTTTTATGGGTGCAGTAAGGTCTAGTTGTGTAGTAAATCCACCACTTCTACTACCCTGGTGTGTCACTGCCATGCAATAAAATTGGTAATTATCAGTTGTTCCATTTTCGTTTATGAAATTAATTTTTACTCGCATACCTGGGTATACTTCTGGTAAAAATGTTGTTTGCACCGTACTAACAAACTGATTTGTCCACTGCAACATAAATGTATGCAATGCATAAAAGTATTCCATTGCTTGGCTGTGTACAAATTGTTGTTCTTGTACATATGGTCTCATACCATATTTATCTAAGAATTTACTAACATTGATTAAGTTATTTTGGAACTGTTGGGTGGATTGAGTTAAAACATTGTAGAAGTTATTATCAAGAGCACTTTGGCTACTTAAACTACCAGGCAATGTACCAAATAAAATAGACATAGTAGTATTATCTTGCACGCTAACAATACCATTGGTCGTAAAATAGTCAGCATCACTAACTTGTTGTCCAATACCAGTTGTATCACCAACAATACCTACGTGCGTAGCTAGTTGGTCATCATTGTGATAAAGTTCAAAATCAATAATTTCTACTGGACTTATTTCTATTGCAGGATCGGTTCCATATATTCCGTAATAATCAGGGAACCAAGCTACAAAGTCACCATTTGGTGCACTTTGATATAAACGTAAACCAGCACCAAGTATTTGTGTTAAGTCTTTCATCACTGGGTTGTCTAACAAGAATGCCCTCGGTGTACCAACTAGAACTGATGCTCTAGGGTCATATTGAGGCATGCCATACATGTTTGTGAATGATCCAGCAAGCACTGTAGCAGCTCTTGCATTAGCATCATTTGGATTAACTGAAGTTGATGTATTGACTACAGGAGATGAATTTGGATTGATACCCGCGTTAGGATTTAATGATATAGGTCGTCTAGCGCCCATGTATCTATTGTTGGGATAGCCTTTACCCCAATCAACAGGTAGACCACCAGCTATATTATTCCAATAAATTTTTGTTTCGCTTAATGGAATTTTTGGTGCATTGGCTGCTATAGCCCAACCAACATTATTTTGAGCAGGTGCTTTCTGATAAGGGTTTGGTGCACCAAAATTTGATGAAAGAGTAATTACGTGTTGTGGAGCATTCCCAGGATCTCCTGGTATTTCAAAAAACATAATATCACCCATTTGAGGTGGAACAGTATTTGGTATCCATTGACCATATTTATCATTTTGATAACCAGTCCAAGTTTTGTTTAATCCGCTTGCAGAAGTAATTCTTACCGGACCACATTGATCCCAAGTATTAATACCAAGTTGAATGTTTGCACCTGTTTTGTATGCCCATTGGACTAAACCAGAACAATCAAACGATCCAGTGCCTTTACCATAAGCGCCTGGGTTTTCTCTTGTTGGACCTTTACTTGAATCATTATTCTCAGTATATGCATCGCCAAGTTGTCCTCTCATCAATGTAATAACGTTTGTTACTCCACCTTCTATAACTGTGGCATTCGTTGATGAATCAGCAGTAGTTTGTGATTGAGAATTGATTAATGTAGTACTAAAATCTTTTAGTATACCAACGCTTACTTTTGTTTGATCTGCCCATGATATTCTTACGTTAGCTGGGCTTGGGGTTGTTGTTCCAGTCCAAGCAGTCGGATCTCCAGTTTTTCCATTAAGAAATGCCAGAACTCCTGGGTGTATTTGTGCATAATCTACAGTGGGATCGTAAACAGCTTGACCATTTTTAGTCCCATCTATTTGTTGTGGAACACTTGTTGCTCTAAGAACAACTGCTTTATCAGCTTCAAAATTTTGTACTAATAACAATCTTCCATCGTAAGAATTATTAACATGGTTGTAAGAAATAAATTGTTTAGCAGCACTAACTCCTGATGCAGGCATGTTTGGTGTTTTTAAATATGACCATGGGAGTGAGCAATAAAATATACCTTTTGTATCACCAGTTGTACTATTAATTTGATTAATATTTACTGGGTTTAATGGGTTACTACCTGGTTTGTTTTTGTCATTGGCACCAGGTAATATAGTTTTAGTAACAAATGCTTTAGCTTGACTAACATTAAAATCAGTACCACCAGTTGCAGGTGCTTGGTTGTTAGTTACGTTAGTACCTGTTGTAACACTTTGACCACTGGTTACACCAGCTGCTCCTATAGCTTTACTTATTGATGCAAATACGTTTTGATTTAGACCATTAGAACTAAGCAACGTTGAATAACAACGACTCATAAAATCTACAAAAGTATTTGGAATTGATTGGATATGGATAGCACTTGGGTTCCAACCAACAACTTTATACAAAAGATTAACTATTGCTTGAGCTACTCCACCGTCATTAAGTGTTTTATTACTGCTTTGAGCAACAGTATCCATAAAGTTAAGCAATAAATTTTGAAAACTAACCAGAGTATCATCCCAATATGTTACCTGCAAAATTCTTAATGTGCATTGTGCTTGCACAGTAATTGGAACAGGAACTATTGTTTCAAGTGGAGCATAAGTTACAAATCCAGTAAAAACTTGTACAGATTTAATTCTTTTTAAAAATACTGTAATGCGATCCATTGTTTTGATAGCATTAGTACCATCATAATTATATTTTTTATTAGGATTGTTTAACGTACAACTAAACGTACTCACAGCATTTACTTGTCTTGTTAAAGTAAAATCAATTAAATCAGAAGATACGTCTTGAACTCCGTTATCGTTTCCTATTACAACAGTAACGTCAGGAGTATAGAAAAAGTTTTGCGAAGAATTAGTAGCCATTATGAGGGCATACCCTTGATAGTATTAGATATTGCTGCCAATCCGCTAACAGTGGTAGCAGAAGTATCAATCCAATTAAGTCCATAAGATTGTTGATCTGCTGCTGTTGGCGCATAAGTATTTGATGTAATCATTGCAGTAACAGGTGATTTTTGTGAATTTTGTGTAAGAATGTTCATCTGATAAGATGTAACGTATACGTTTCTAAAACGTACATATTGTTTTTCTACAGTTTGAATCCAACCTTGATAACTTAAAGGGTTTAATGGTTTAGTGCTAATAAGTGTATTAAAATTTGATGATGATTGATCAGAATTATTATGATAATTAATAACCATAGGTAAATTAGTTGAGCCGTTAACAATTGATTGTTGATGAATCCATAAAGTATCTTGGAATTTTTGCATTCTTGCAAAACCATTTGCTGGATCAATATTTTCAAAACCAGCAGCTGGTGTAACAGCTTTACCATTCTGTTTACGGTTGCCGATGGCAGGCCATGCTATAGTAAACTGCAAAAACATTTGAGCACGACGGATTGGGATACGACTAAGCTTGTCACGGACTTGTTGTGTCGTGAATTCGTTTTGAGAACCAGTACTAAACGTTTGTAGCCAAATGTCAAACGTGGTTGTACCTTTACCGTTGTATAATGTTATTGTTGCGTTCCCAGCCATTGCTGCCAATCCTGATCGTTGTGAGGAGATACCTCATGAATGAGTCCCATTTTGTCGCTCCATGCAAAGCCATTAAATCCTACGAGTTGTTGATCTGGGTGCAAAATAGGTGATGACACTCTACAATTAGCATAATAATCGTTTTGGTTAGTATTTTCCATAGTTTATTTCGTTGAAGGTGTAGTTTGTTGTATGATTCCACTGTTAATACCATTAATAATATCCTGGTATTGAAAATTAACATCAGCAGTACTTAGACCAGTCCATGCAGAACTAAATCCAATTCCACCGCCGTGATTAGTTATATTTTTAATATAGTTTAAAGCAGATAAGTTAGTTGCATTTATAGCAGATTGGCTAATAGTTTGATCCACCTGGACAGTAATATTATAAGGATAAGTAACCGTAGTGTAATCCCAACCCATTTGGAAACTTTCCAACCAAACAGCAAAATGCAAGTTTTGGCTAGGTACACTGAACATTATATGTTTCTTATGGGAGTTTTGATCATCTTGCATTGTTTTAAATTGTTCAAACATTTTTAACAATGCACCTCTGCTACCAGCATCACCTTGTATATCTACAGTAGTAATATTTACTGATAATATTTGAGTTACACGGCCAGCAATGGTGCTATAACTTTGCGTATTTAAGCTATAATTCCAATTGAGTGAATTTAAATTAAATGGGAAATTATATGTTGTATTAGTGTAAGTATCAACAAATGTAGCTACAGCAGGGACAATTGGTTCCTGATATGGTAGATAACCATCATTGCTTCCGTATGGTGTAAATAATGACATTGTTTAAAGTATTCTAGAACTAGTTGGTTGATAATTTGGAGGTCTTTCACCAGTTTTATTACCTTGATTTCCTGTTTTAACAGCAGCAGTAAATTGGTGTTGAATAGATGGATGCAAACCAACTGTAACATGAACGTTTGAAGAACCCATAGTCGGATCACGCATTGAACCAGTTAATGTATGGAAAGACTTATTTTTTGACCAGTTAGCAAGTTCAGCATTCCCAGAACTTATTTCATTCCCTGCATCAGCAAACCTTTTCATGGAATAACTTTCCATCTGTTTGGCTAGTCCACGTCCTGCACCCAATGTACCTATGTCAATAACTCCAGCAGCAAGGTAATCTGCAGAACCAGCAACAACATTGAATGCACCTTCAAGACCTTTACCAATACCACCCCAGAATGAGTTACCATCAGATTTCTTTTTACCTGGGTGCGCTAATTGATTTTTTTGTTGTACAACACCCCATGCCCAGTTCAATGCATTTTGAGGAGATTGTGCTTCTTTTTGATATCCTTGCATTGTACCAAGAATCATTTGAAGAACCATTGCTTTATCAGAATTTTTATTAAAGAAATCGTTCTTACCCTTGTATTTTGCATTGGCATCAATACCAGCCCAACCTAATATTTGTCCTTGTGATGCATTCTGTGCTTTTGCTAATTTTCCTGCACCAGCCGTTCTTTCTGCTGCGTACAATCCTAAGTATGAAGTTCCAAGATTTTGAGCCATCAAAGCGTTGTTTAGAGTACTTCCCATACCTTCGGTACCAGTTGCACCCATTGATTGCAAAACAAAATTACCTGCTCCAAAATTTGCTGCATTGACACCAAGCTGAGCAGCTACTGCTCCTTGAGCACCCATACCAGCAAACGATGTCATTCCTTGAAGATAAGCTTGATTTCCATAGGCTGTACTTGTTTGAGTAGTGTTCTCAAGTTGTCTTACTTGACCAAAAGCAGCAGCATTTGCATTGATACCAACACCTGAAGCAAGACCAGCACCGAGTACCTGTTGAGTTTGTTGTGCATCTAAACCATAATTCTTTTTAAAATTCATTGCTTGGTTTACATAGTTACTAAGACCAGCGCCTTTTAGACCCAATGCACCACCGGACATTTGTGCTTGTATAACATCTTGCATGCTATAGAATGGATTTAAATTAAAATCAGATTTAAGGAATGCTTGTGCTGTCATTCCAGCAGTTCGGCCATAATCAGTTTGACCAAATACTTGACCTTGTTGTTGAGCAAAACCAGTAATTTGACGAATTTGGTTTGCAACATCAACAGCGCTACCATAAATAGCACCAGCCATATTGACATAACCTGTATATTTGGTAAACGCTTTCATTAAATTACTTCCAAATACATGTGCTACTTGATCAGCTATTTTTATTGTTTTCTTTTCAATATCTGAATAGCCTGCAGATCTTTCATAATAAGGAGTAGGTTGACCTGTAATTGGATCTGGTATGTTTCTAACTTCAGCATTTTGTTGTGCTTTTTGAATTTCGTAAGGTGATATTCCTGAGTTGCCCAATGCTTTTTGTGCTGCTTTTGCCAACCGTGAACCAATGCGACCTGTTCCGGCTACTCTGTTGATGTTATTCATCAAATCTTTATATGCATAAGTAGCTGCTCTAGCCTCATCGCCAACTGGCACTGTGCTATTCATGTTTTTGTATCGAGACAATTGGTCTCTAAGATCTCCTTGGTTTGTGTTGTATGGTTCAACACGATCAGAAAACATACCCTGATATTCATCATCATCATCGCTATAGGATGCAGAAGACGTTGGCGGCGGTGGGTTACGTCTTCCTCCACCTCCTACACCAGCAACCGTTCCTGTATAGGGGTTGCTATCACGAAGCATCATCCTATTCATTAAAGCATTAGGGTTTTTTACGTAACTTGCTGGGTTCTGCAATACATATTCTTGATATGCGTTGGATGTACCAGTAAAATCTTGGCTAGCTAATGGGCTAGTTCCATAACCATAATCTCTACCTGTATAGCTTCCATAACCATATCCTGGGCTACCAGCAAGACCTAGCATGCTCATTGCTTGGCCCATGTTGCCACCTAAACCACGAACACTACTAAGAATTTCTTGTATTCTTTGCAGGTTGCTATCAAGAGCTGTTTGGTTAATCTGAGTAGTAGTTTTTACAATTTCTAGAATAGATTTCATTCCTTCTAGAACATCAAGATTCTCTTGCCAGAATTCTCTCATCTTACTGGCTTTTTCGGTTAGACCTTCTGTAGCATCATTAATGGCGTCGAGATCTGAACGGATTTGACTAGTAATAGCTTGGATGCCTTGAAATCCTTGTTGGGCGGCACCGGTATTGGCACCAACTTCAAACTCCATATCAGCCATTACTCATCTCCTAACTTATCTATATCTATGTTATTAAGATCGGTTATTAAACTCATCTGTCTAACAAATTCTTCATTAGCGGCAGTTTCTTCTTCATCCTGCTGTTTTTTAGTCTTTTCAGCAGCTTCAGCAAACAACCTATCGATGGCACGTGCTTCTTCCATTGTTTCTGGAGTGCTCCAAACAATGCCTTCATTCTCACTATTATCTTGCTTATTCTTCATGTATTCTTGATACATTGCAGTGTTGTTAATAAAAAGATCTCGTTCAAATCGAGCTTCTTCTAACTCATTTTCTTTCCTGCGCTTGCGTATTATAACGGTTGCAAGGATTCTTTCTTGTAAGAAATTGAGATCAGGCCGAGTAAACACACCCATTACATTGGCAAGTTCGCTCTTCTCAATTACGTACGGATCTACTTCCCACCTTTTGGGTTATCCGTTTCCTCTTCTTGTTCAAAGATGTCTGGAGGTAGGATTGGCTCAATGATATTGAGTTCTTGTAGAACCATCATGACACGGTTTTCTAAGGTGTCAATTTCTTCGTAAAGAATATCAACCACTGCGTCATGCCAGTTTTCTGTTACATAATCATACTTTTGTCTAACAACGTTAATGTTTCTATTGCTAGGAATAAGATCCTTGCCATCAACGCTTACTAAACCAGCAGCCACAACAGCTGCCTTATAAGAACGACCATAGCCAATACTTTCTAGGTATGGCTTGGTAATTAGACTAATCTCTAGCTTTTCATTGATTGTCAATGTCCTTACCACAAATTTGTGGAAAGGTATGCTAGTGATTTCACGTTGAAGGTAACCTACAAAGAGCAGCCCCTCAAACTCATCTTTCCATTCTTCTGGAAAGGTGTCTATGTTCTTACTTTCGGTCTGGGAGAGGTCTTCAGTCCCCCATCCGTTGTTAATAATGTTTGTCATTGTTCCTTTGGATCTAGGGCCCCTTCCCGAGGGCCTACCAGTAATTTACTAGTTCTTGTTTAGTACGCGTACGTAAGGCTTCTTAACACGGCGGCTACGAATATCTACTTGAGCGAAGAACTGTCCACCTGAAAGAGTAGGTGTCGTAAGAACTGTACCTACAACATTGTTAGCAAGTGCAGAACCAGTTACAACGCCAGCAGAAGAAACTGAAGTAGTTGTAGAAGCAGGAACAGCTAGTACACCAGCGTTGCTTGTGCTAAGAACACCTACGGTTGCACCAATGGCTGTACCAGAAGCAACAACTGCCTTAGGTGTAAGACCTTCGATCTGTACCCAAGCAAAGTTACCAGCAGGGATGTTTACTAGAGCAATTCCAGCAAATCCACCAGACTTAGTACCAACAGTAACAACGTTACCATTTACACCGCTGAGTGTTGTGTTAACACTGCTAACGTATGAAGTTCCGATTGCATCTTGCTTAACCTGGTATGAGACACCAGAAGCAGGTGAGATGTAACGGTTGTTCTCGTCTTGCCATACAGTAGCCCATCCACCAGAAATGGTTGATGCGGTACCGTTGTAAACGAGTGTGTAACGTGATTCGTCAGGACCGATTACAGTTTGGTTAGAAGCAGCACCACTCAGTGTAGCCTGAGGAGTTCCAATACCAGCACCAGCACCAGCTGTTCCACCTGCATCAAATCCTTGAGCAGCAAAACCGGCAAGGCTGACTGCGGTTACGTTAGGGCTAACCTGTGATAGGTAGCTAAAGAAGCTCTGACCACTGGCAGCAGCCATTGCGTTAACGCCAGATGAAGACTGTGCGAGAACATAGCTACCACTAGTTGTTACGGTGTCAGTGTTAACGGAAACAACGCTAATAACATTCTGACGAGCACCTAGGCTAATCTTTGAGAATGTTTCAGCGTCGACCACGTATTGCACACCTGGCAACATCTTTCTGTGATCTGGGAGGATGGCTTGACCAACTCCAGCTTGTAGTTGAATTACGAATGAACGTGCAGACATATTAGTTCATTTCCTTTCTTATGCGTTTAGTTGTACTTCGGTTCTAGAGCGATACATGATGGTAATTGACTTTGGAATGGTCATAGTACCAATTTGTACCATTTCATCAATGGTTACGTTTACGACAACACAGCCATTGTAAGTAATGACACGCTGCGTACCATCTGGCTTTGTGATGATCTTTTGGCAAGTTACTTCACCTTGTGCAAGTTGAGCCTTAAATACATCAAGCAAGTCAGCTGCAGTGGTGAAATCACCACCGAGTTGTGCCCAAACTTCTGCATTCCATTGTTCCAAGAATTGGATTTCAAGCATTCCTGCTTGCAAAGCAGCAGGTAGAGCAATCTCAATTGGATAAGCAGAATCTAGTGGTTGAATAGGTTGTGGTTGAGCTACAGGCTGAGGAGCAGTTTCACTAATCATCTGTGCATAGGCTAGTGTCTGTCCATGGTAGGTAAACGCAGTATAATGCCCACCTACGCGAAATTTTGATGTTGCCATATTCTATACTCCTAGTAGGATACGAGGTTGCTCTGAGTATTTCCAGTGATTACAGTTCCAGTCTGAGTGTTTAGACTCAAAGTTACCTGGATGTAGTTAATTGGATATGTCGGAGAATATTGGAAAGTAATGTAAACTGTTGTTGGGTTTGGTGCAGCAAGCTGATAGCTTAGGTTTTGATAGCTTTGAATCAAACCATCTGCAACGGCGGACTTAAGTGTCGATGCTACGATACCAACTGCTGAATTGACTGTTGTGCTAGTCATAGGGCCACCGATTAGGTAGCTGCTATTAAGCGCTGCAGAAACATTATTGGCAAGTTGGTCGCCGATTGCACTGATTGAGATTTCTTGTGTCAACCAGTTAGTTACATTTGTATTAAGTCCTTGAAGAACCCATAGGTTGCCATCTCGCTTCTGGAATACAGTGGTAATACCGTATGGAAGGTAATTTGTTGCAGCATCTGTAAGAGCAATCTGGTTAGGAATGTAGTTAAATCCAGCAACTGTCTTGTTAGTGATTGGAGTAGCTACGTTAGGTTGACCAGCAAACAAACCGGCAAGTGCAGCAGAAAGGTAATATCCAGGAATGTTAAAGTTAACATTGGTAAGACCAGTATTGCTGCTAAGACCTGGGTTGTAGTTGATTGATCCTGGGAATGCTAGAGAAACTCGTGTTCCTGCAGTGCTTCCACCAAAACCACTAGCTAATGTTTGCATAGCAGAAGTAGTTACTTGGTTAAATGTTCCATCAACACCTACGAATGAACGCTGGTAACGACCAACATTGTATTGTGCAGCAAGGTAACTTGTAAGAGCTGTAGCAACTGTTCCAGTACCATAAGGAATGATTTGTCCAAAGTTTGTACCACTTGTATTGACAAATCCATAAAGAGGAACAATTACATCAGTACCAGTATAGTTCGCCAAGTAGGTTGGGTCGTTTCCTGATGCAGTGGCTGAAAGAGCACGTGTCCAGTCAGATGTAGAAGCAATTGCAGTTCCACTGCTTGAGATTCTAGCTACTGGCAATACTTGTACAGTGTTTGCACCGTTTTGGAAGGCGAGTTGTGCAGCAAGAGTAACTGGGCTAGTGATTGTAGAACCACTAACTGCTGCTCCACAAGTAGCGGCAAGAGTATTGAAATTAGTGTAAGTACCGTAAGCACCCCAGTTGTGTCCATAAGTAACGCTGATGGTTCCGCTAGGTAGTGCAGCAACACCAGCAGATACACCGCTAGTGCTAAGGTAGCTAAAAGGCTGGTTGGTTGGTGTATTGATAGTGAAGTTAACACCATAAGTACCAGTAACGGTAGTGGTACCGCTTACCCAAGTTACTGTGTAACCAGAGTAAGTAGAGTAAGTACCTGTAGTGGTTGTATTGACCATAGGAACTGTTAGTTGTCCAAGGTTTACTCCACTTGTAGCAATAACGTTATTGAACGTGTCAGTGCTAGATCCGGCCACAGCCTGGTCAGCGAGCAAAAGAATATTAATGTTAGTTGGGTTGATAGCGGTCAACGCAGTACCTGACTGCGTTACATAGACCCCTGGAACCTGATAGTTGGAAATGGGCATACATTCTCCTTCAATGCCTTGTGCAAATTCTTTATTGTTTTACAATGTTTCTTTTAATAGTTTTATTCTCAAGTGTTATTTGAGGTTTCGTTGATTGGAGCTAAAAATGGAGGTGTTTGGACCACCGGACTACCACTTGCCACAACTTTAGTAATTTGAGGAATAACGTAATCATATTTAGTCTCGTAAAAGTCACCTATACATTGGATTCTGATACTGGCTTCATAAGTTAATTCTTCTGGACTCCAAGGGGTTCCTGCGCTAACGCTATCTCCCAATGGGGTAAATGTGTCTAAAAGCAGTGTCATTCCAACTAGATCATTATTGGTAATACTGTTAATAAAAGCAGTGCTGGCAGGGCTTCCCTGACCCATAAGAATCAAGTTAGTAATACTGTCATATAAGCGATCTCGTTCTTCTGAATGCATAGCCATTATTTGGAGATCTATACTACCTTCAAAATAACCGCTTCTTGAGACTGAAGTACCTGGATAAGTTACTCCACTAATGGTTATACCACTTGCAACGGCTGTATATGTATCTGGGTTTAAACCTGACCATTGAATCTTGCTAGGTCTAAACTGAACAAACACTGCTGGCCATTCTACCAACTCTAACGGATACTCAATAGTTATACTATTAGGAGTTAGATCTAAACTTGTATCAACAGGAGAAGATGCTAAGGTATTAAACCCTGCATTTAAAGCTTCTACTATTGTGGTTTTAACGGCTGTGGTAAACATTTAGTTTGAACTTCTTCCGTGAATTATTTGCTCAATCTCACTTCTGGCTTCAGTTTTCATAAACATATTGATTATGTCTTCTTTTCTAGATGTTCTTTTCCATTCATCTACACTCATTTGTATAGCTTTATTTAAAAAGTTCAATCCTTGTTTTTGTGGGTAATACCATTCTGGTGTATCGTCTTTTAATTTTCCGTTACTTGATAATCTAGTTATCACTGGTATTTTGCCAATTTTGTTGGCACCTGCTCTTCTAAAAGCAATAGTGCCATCAGGGTTTCTAACAGGTATAACACGACCTGCTAAATCAACCATTGCGTGAGCTTCTACACCTTGATCGAGATCATACATATATGCAGTCTCATCAGGCACTTGAATGCCAATTTGCCCTTTTTGGTAAACAGGTATTAAACTATTTAATCCTTTACCTGTTTTACGTGGTCCAATAACTTGTGCAATTTCTACAGCACGGTGAGCAAGCCTACGAGCAACATCTTCAGGAATAGAATATTTCATATTACAGGTACGTTGTAATAAGGGCTACTAGGAAAAACGTTTTCTAGCGTAGCCATTTGATTAACATAAATAGTATTATTGTAACTAATTCCTGGACCAGTACGAATGCTTTGTGGGGTAACTGCACTAACTTGAAAACGGTCTCCAAGTACAGTTGGTGTATCTTTGTACCATTCATTAACACGAACCACAAGATCACCCGTTCTTATCTCAGGAAACCAACTGAATTGAACAGTAGGATTATCTTTCCAGAATTGACCAGTACTTAGGTTAGAACGAATTTGTTGAGTATCAGCAGCAAGCATGTAAAGGTGATAACAGGTAGGTTTAAATCCACCACTGAATGTTGTTCCATAGCAAGTCCCGCAATAACTATTACCAGTTTGACGGTATACTTTGCTAACTCTTGATTGGATAGCAGCATTAGGTTGCGTTGGATTGGGGCTATCTTGGCATTGCTGGCAGTATCCTACAAGACCAAGGGCAGCATCCTCTGCACGCCATAATTGACGTACAATGCATTCTTCACCGAACCATTGAAGAGCTTCATCATGGAATCGCTGCTCATTAGTTTGAGTCCATCCTTCTTGTTGTTTTACAACAAGTAGAGGGCTTTCCTGTTGAGTAGAAAGACCATTCACTCCTGGTACGACAGGACCTGGTTGTGGATTGATACCGGACAAATTATGCTCCACCCATGTTGACTGCCGCATATTGGAAGTGAGGACGTGCTGGGTTAGTAAACATACGAGGGATAAGACCACCAGCAACAAGAAGGCTTCTCTTGGAACCAACCATGAATTGACGTTTCATCTGACGGAGTTGCTTATCAGCTACTTCCTTGTCAAATAGATACAATTGCCACCAACGGTTGTAGTAATCTCTACGATCCATCCAGGCAGCATTCATGCCTGTTGGAGATGGTTGTTCAATATAGTTACGGGCAATATGTTTTAAAAAGTGAGCATACGTTTGACTTGCCAATACTCCATAATAAGTACTTGGATATGGAACTTGAGCATTTAGACCAATTTGATATGCTGGAGAAAATATAGGTTGAAATTCAAAGTTAATGTAGTCAATGGTTTCGTCTTGCATAACCATTGCAACTTCTTCGTACATCATAAAACCACTTTGTTGTAGTTCTTGAAGGTATGGTCCACCAGCAGTTGAGTCGAAGCTTTTGTCAAGTCTGTGTACAATACCAGTTACAATTTGACGTTCGTCATAACCTAAATTAGACCAATATGGCATCTGATCAGTAACAACAATGCTATCAACGTAGATTCTTGGACTTCCACTAATAGTATAATTCCAAGTTATATTGTAATTACCTTGAACAGATGTTTGATTGGCATTAAGCATGTACTGATATGTTCCAACGCTTTCATACGTTGCTACTGTGCCAGGAGCTACTACAACTGTGCCGTTGTCTGCATTGATTACGCTAAGTGTTACTAATTGATTGTCAGGGTCAGTAAGAACACCTTGTGAGTAGGTCATAATGCCTACTGGCTCTACTGCATATTGTGGGAAGGGGCGTACTCTCATGTTTATCCTTAATTAAAATCCAATAGTTGCTGTGCCTTTTGGCCAACGAATCATAAGAAGACCAGATCCACCAGCTGAGGCGTTAACAGCATTAGGTCCTGCTCCTCCACCACCTCCACCACCAGTGTTTGCAACTCCTGCAGTAGATTGTGTAATGCTGCTGCTGTTAGATGCTCCAGTACCACCACCACCGGCACCACCAACTCCATTAGCACCAGCATTATTATTTGCTCCTCCACCACCTCCACCACCACCGTAGTAGCCAAATACACTAGTACTAGTTGCGGTTGCCCAAGCTGAATCAGTTAGGGTTATACCGGTTCCACCATTCTCTGTACCAGCTCCACTAGCTCCAGCTCCACCAACTCCACCACCTCCACCGCCCCAGTAGCTTGGTATATTTCCATAGCCAGAACCACCAGCGTAGATACCTGCTCCACCAGCATTATTATTTGCTCCTCCACCACCAGCGCCATTTGCACCAGTGTAAGCAGGAGCACTGGTACCACCAGCGCTACCTCCGACAGCATTGTAGGCACCATATCCACCACCAAAACCTGTATAAAGAACAGCACCACCAGAGGGTTGAATAAGAGTTGCACCACCTGAGCCACCATTTGAGGAACTACCAGCAGCTCCACCAGCTCCAATAGTTATTGCATAAGGGTTAACAGACAATGTTGTAGCTGATTTTTGATATACTGCACCAGCTCCACCACCACCTCCTGGAACATAAACACCTGCAGATAGAGTCTTATATGCTCCACCTCCACCACCGCCTCCAACTAATACAAATTCTGCATTGTTAAGTGCTGATATAGAAACAGTAAATGAACCAGTTGAAGTCCAAACAGCATAATCGTAGGTACTGTCTGAGTAATGTGTTGCATTCGTAGCAGTAACATTAGGCAGTGGATTAGGAATAATACCTGTTCCAGTAGCGCTTGTTTGTGCGCCACCTGCGGTGATAGAAATAACTGTTGGTGTGTAAGTTATTCCCTTGGTGAAAGAGCCTGTGACAACTGCTGAGTTTGTTCCGTAAGCTACGCTTGTATAGAATGACGTTGAGTCAGATCCAACCATAAGAGCAACATATGTTGCTGGGGTTGTTCCAGATCCTGCAGGAGTCCATGAAATTGTTGTTGATGTGGTTGTTACAGAACTTGTTAATACACCGGTTACGGCGCTTGGAAGAGGGTTAGGGATAATAGCAGTTGTAGTTGCTGATGTACTACTACCACCAGTGTTTTGAGCAACAACCGTTGGAGTGTATGATGCACCAGCTTGGAATACATTAGTATATGTAGTTCCATAAAGAGTAAAAGTTTTACTACCATTAAGGGTTGCAATGTTTGTAGCATATGGTACAGAAGTGCTAACTTGATCATATGGTGAAGAGCAAGTAAGAGCAACACTATAAGTAGTTGGTTGTGAATATTGAGTGTTAGCGGACGTTGGTGTCCAAGCCACCGTTGCACTAGAGTAACTAATAGATGAAGTATTTACACCTGTTACTGCTGCTGGTGGGTAAAGAAGATTTTGAGGTGTTCCTGGAGTACGGCCTATTGCATTATTAGCAATTACGTTAACTACAGCAACAGGTTCAATAGGATTAGTTATACCTGACATTGTATATGTTGTTGCTGACTGTGTAGAACTAGTAAATCCATTATTTGCATCAGAATATGTATAGTTATCAGCTAAACTATGTAATGGATTAGTATCAACATTAGTAATTACAATGTTGATGAAAACCATTATTACCAGATTTGGTAGCTGTAAAGGTTGGAGCAACCGTAGGAGCAGTCAATGGGTTAGGAGTCAAAACAATATTTGCTCCACTGGCGCTCGTTCCAGCAAAATTTTGTGATTGAACATAAAACGTATATGGCATTCCTGTAAGAAATCCATGGTTCATAAGACCTGTAACAGTTGGTGATGTGCCTGGTCCAGATATAGTTAAAGTTGCACTATCTTGTGTTGTTAAACCAGTTCCAATATTGGTAAGTGTTCCAGTGGCAGAAAGTATGTAACTTGCAGCATTTGGAACTTGAAGAAATGTATATTGAACTCCACTAAGAGACGTAATAACTACAGAAAGACCTGAAGGAGTTGCTGTAGCAATAAATGGTTCTACTTGGTTGCTTGCATTACCATATTTACTATTACCATACTTATTGCTTGCATATCCTTCAAATTGATAATAAGCATTTGCAACAAATGGATAAGTAATTGTTAGTGGATTTGTAGCGCCTGTGATTGTGGTTCCACTAATAGCAACCAACGGTGACCCACTAAAAGCAGTCACTCCATAACTAGTCGCTGGATGACCCAATGGATTAGGTGTTAAATAAACGTTAACAACAGAATTATCTCCTGAAGTCGTTCCACCTGAAATAACTACGGCACCTGAGATGGTGTCAATGAATGGAGGCTGTGGTTGCAAGTGAGCCGACGCTTCCGAAGCAATGATCCCAGGAATAATAGGCATAATTTAAATTATGTCTCCGGTAACAACCCAAACATTTTGTGAACCAATTTGATTACCAATCCATATAGCAGTTGCAGTACTGTATATTTGTCGAAGTTGTGGGTTGTTACCATTATTTAAGGAACCTGTTGAAATAATAGTTGCTCCACCAGAGAAAGTTACAGTACCACTAGTCATTTGAATAAATGTAACTTGTTGTCCATAACCAATACCACTGGCAGGCAATTGGATAGCACAATTACCACTAATTTGAACAATGTTGTTAATGTCTGTAGAATTAGCAATATACGTTGCTGCCCCATAATTAGTATCCCAAATATATTGAACTGATCCAGCGGGAATATAATTTGACCAATATGGCGCTGAGCTAGTTCCTGAAGCACTGGAAATAAAGAATTGACCACTAGCAGTAGGTGATGGAAAATCACCATTGTTTATCTGGTTTATAATACCAAAATCAGTGATGAGCGGACCAGCAACCCATGGAACAGTTCCACTAACACCAGTAGTTACAGGGCCAAACCCACCTTCTGCTTGGCGTTGTACAATAGCAACAGTAGATGTTCCGCTGCTTGTTACATAAATGATTTCTTGTGTTCCGGTAGCACCATAATATCCTGGATTAAGTACTACTGGGACGTATGTTCCAGCCACTGGTGTAGGCCAATTAGTACCGGTAATAGTGGTTTGACCACCATTAACAATACCAGAAGCAATGCCATAGGCAAAATCTAAACGAGAACGTGTTGCCATTTAATCCTACTTTGCAGGTGGTGTGTGAATTGATTGAGCGTTGATTGCATTAGTGTTGAAACGTAGGTAGGTCTGTGGCAAACGACCATCTTGATTGACGTGGCAATAGCTTGGATCCCCGGCCTGTCCATGGGACACCGTGAGAGGGTTCTTTGCGTTAAGACCTGATACGTCAACTACGAGTGCTGTGTGCCAGCCGGTTCCTGGGCCATAAACGATTACGTCGCCTGGCAGGACATCCTTGAGGGCAATCTTGTGACCGTGTGCGAGTAGTGTGCCGGTGTAACCGGTGTGGTTGTAGCTCTGAGCATTTGGATCAGGAGCGCCAGCCCAGTTGTAGCAGAGGGTAACAAAGGCTGAGCAGTCGGCGGTCACTGGCAGTTTGCCTGGGTGTCCAATACCCGACATACGTTGAGGTCCTTCTGAGTAGGTGAACTTGGCGTGGTTAGTGGCACCCCATTTGGCCCAAGCTACGATGGTATCTCTTACGTCAGTCATGATTTTCCTTTTTATTATGGTTGTGGATCTGGGTTTACAAAAGTAGTGCCGTTATACGTCCAACCAATAGATGCTGGGTTGTCAACAGTGTATTCAACAGCGTTTACAGCATCTATCATTGATGGAACGGCATTTAGTGCTATTTCAAGACTGTTGGCTACTATTACGTTTATTACTACGTTATTAGCGTCAAGAATGGCAAAAGTTAACATATTTTCCTCAATAATCCTATAATCTATGGTGGATTTAGGTAGGTACTACATCTTCCCCGAGGTTATTCACAGGCTCCGAATAGTCACCTGGCTGGTCATTTTCAGATGTGTACTCCCCAACAACGTCTGGGTTGTTAGGTGTAACATAGAAATTGACCTCGTTGACTGGCTCAACCTTGGCAGATTCTACAGATCTTACATTCATTACTAGGCTGAGTCCATAGCGAACCAATCCGACTGTTGTGGCAATTGCTCTTCTAAGATAAGTTCTACCCTTGGTAGTACCAATTTCATAGCTAACCGTGGCAGTGGCGTAT